TATTATACAATATATTATATTATTTTATTATATAAAATATTTATAATAATATATAAAGGGCTGGGGGGGGAACACTAAAACGCCAGAGAACGCCAACCACAGGCTATCCTCCCATATTTGCGCCAAATTTTTCTGAATTTTGGCACGGGTGGTTTCGTATCTTTCGATTTAAGGGGTCTATCGTGCGTTATACGGGGTTTTTGAGTGTGGGGTATAGGTAGAATAGGGGTAGTTAGAGAAAGGGGGTTTATAGGGCAAATTTCAGGGGGTATAGGTAAGTAGTCATTTAATTTGGAAAATAGAATAAAAGTTATTATATTATGAGTATGGAAAGGGAACGATTGATATATATTAGGCAGCGGATAGTAAGAGAGTATAAGTTGAGTGGTTGGAAGGTAGTATTTGGGGAGTATGAGCGACCTGTATGGGATAAGATAGTAAGAAAAGGGGTGGAGTGGAGGGAGATGGCAAGGAGGTATGTAGTAAGGTCAGGGAAGTATAGGGGAATGCATTACATATTTTGGGATAGGCAGGAATGGGGGAAGTATTTAGGTGATAGGTTTAGGTGTGTTGATTGGGAAGAAGTGACGCCGGAAGAGATGGGTAGGATAAGGGAGAGTGGTGAGAAGGTTTGGATATTGAGTAGTGATGGTTTTGTAGTTGAAGCATTAGGGATAAAGGAATATGCGAGTGGCTATATAGTTGATGTGTGTAGTGGTAGTGGTTGGTTGAAGTATGATGGTAGTAGGAGTGGTTTGTATGTAGGGATAAGTGAGAATCGGTATAAGGATTTATTTGGATATAATATGGTGAGTATGAGTGATGCATTATTTATAGATTTATTGATATATGGTGCTGATTTAGTAGAAGCGTATAAGTTAGCATATAATACGAAAGATTTTAGAGTAAACAAGTCACAGGTAAAGCGTAAGTTAATGCAGAACAGTGTATTGAAGTATTTAGTAGACAGGTTAAAAAAGATAAAGGGGAAAGACATGCTGGAACAGTTCAATGAAGAATTTATAGCCAAAGAGATAGAAGAGTTTTTCAGTAAAGTAAAGAAGGGCACATTAACGCATTTACAGGGGATAAGTTTTATAGGTAAGATAAGTGGAGTGATAGATAGTGGAGATAAGAAGAAGATAGAGATGGGGGAGTATGATATATTACCGCCATTAGAGTTACCTGAGAGTAAGAAACAGATAGAAGGGGGGAGTAATGATATATAAATGGGAAGACATAAGAGAAGAAGTGCGAATAGAGAGAGAGAGATGGAGGAGTGAGCGTGACAAGTGGTTGAAGCGTGGAGATGCGTGTGAAGAGTTTTATGCGTGCAATGTAGATGGGACATACACTACATATACGAAAGAACAGTTAGAGATATTGAAGAAGAACGGATTAGCGCCGATAAGTTTGAATACGGAGTATAGCCAGATAAGTCAGTTTATATCGTTATTAAGTAATGTGAAACCGAGTTTTAAGTTAAGTGTGATGGATAATAGTGAACAGATGTTGCAGTTAAGGGATAAGTTAGAAGAAGTATTGAAGTATGTATTGTATTACAGTAATGAGCGGATGATAGTATCACAAGCGATAAAGGATATGGTAATAAGGGGAATTGGTGCATTATTTGTGGACAAGATGGAAGGTAGTGACATAGGAGTAGGGTTAAGGTATATAAGCCCAGAGAACTTGATATTAGACATAAACAGTAGGGATGTGACATTAAGGGATATGGAAGGATTTTGGTATGAGAAAGAGATAACTGGTAGGAAGTTTGACATAGTGTATAGTGGTTTATTAGAGATAATACAGGGATTGTATCCTGATAAGAAAGTTAGTAAGGATGCATTACTTGTGAACAGTAGTGGGTTGAAGGGTAAGAGTAGGATAAGTGGTAGTTACAATAAAGAGAAAGGATTTGAGAAGTATGTAGTTAGTGAGTATTATTACAAGAAATACACGATGATGTTATTGATAAACAATCCAGAGACGAAACAGATACAGAGAGTATTTTTAGAGAATTTAAGCGATGATATGTTACCTGCGATAGAACAGTTAGTAGTAGGACAGGAGATGGGGGAATTCATATGTAGAGATACATATGTGAATGATAAATTGATATTAAGCGAAGTAATGCCGTTGAAAGAGTTTCCGATAGGGATAATGTTGTATGAGTGGAATGGAAGTATTTACAATTCTTTTGGTCTTGTGCATTATATGATAGATAACGAGAATGTAATAAACAAAGCCATACAGTTGATGGTAATGAATGGGCAGTTATTGAATAATGCAGGATACATAGCGCCGATAGGTGGGATACCGGAACATGTTAGATTGAGTTGGCAACAGATGGGTAACAAGCCAGGAGTGGTTAAAGAGTATAATCCTGTTGTGGTGGATGGTGCTGTATTGAAGCCAGAGCGTGAACCTATAGGGAACATAAGTAATTTTTATCCAGAGTTAATAAACTTATTAAAACAAGTAGCAATAGAGACTACTGGGATGTATCCGAATTTACAGGGAGATCCAAGAGAAGGTAGGATAGAAATATTCAGTAGTTTACAACAGTATCAACAATTGGCAATGCAGCGTATAAACAAACAGAGTTCTAATATAAACGAAGGTTTAATGCGGATAGGTAGTAGTTTATTAGAACAATTGATAAACATATCAGTTCCTGGACAAGTGATAAAATATATGACACAACCTGGACGGGAAGGAGAATTTGTAGTAGATGAGAATGTATACAGTATGTTATGGCAGTTAAGATACAAGTTTTTGACAATACCTGATGAAGGTTCGTATAACTACAAAATGATGATAGCCAATGAGTTATTTAAGATAGCACAGACTACACAAGATCCAGTCAAGAGAGACATATACATTACGGAAGCCATAAACTTATCAGAGATAGCCACATTAGTAGATTTGAACAAGAAGTATGATATAACGGTTCAATTACAACAACAGGCACAACAGTTACAGAATGCATTACAAGAGATGCAGAAGAGAATACAAGAGTATGAGAACAAGATGTTAGAATTAGAATATCAGAACAAGTTATTGAGTATATTATCGTCTACAGAGAAAGAATTGATAAAGAAGAGATTTGAATTAGAGAACAAAATGAAGGGTGGAGAGAATGAGTAGACACCTAAATAATGCAAAAAGAAAAGACAACGATGAATATTATACTGGTAGAGAGACAGCTGTAGAATTCATAGATAGTATTAGTTCTGCATTATTTGGTAAGTCAGTTTACTGTAACTGTGATGAATATGATAAATCAGAGATAGTAAAAGAACTAAAAAGGAGATTTGAGGAACTTAGATTGAAGAAATTAGTAGCCACATCGTATACTGGGAAACAGTATTACGAGTATAATGGTGAATGTGAAACGATATATGATTTAGAAGGTGATGGTAGTTATGATAGTGAAGAGTGTATTAAGATTGCATTAGAGAATGATGTGATAGTAACTAATCCGCCTTTTAGCCATATAAGTAATCGTTTGTATGATTTTGTAAAGAACAACAATTTGAAGTTTGCGTATATTATGCCGCATTGTTCGTTAGGATATTCGAAGTGGTTGAAAGAGTATAATGAAAGGAAAATAAAATACATAAAAATGATAAATCGTATATTTACAACACCTGAAAATAAAAGAGTTAAAATAGGAATATTAGTATGTAATAACTTAGGAATAGACAAATATAGAGTAAGGAAAAAAGATACGAAGAGAACATACAAAGATTTGAAGATAGAAGATGAGATAATAAGGTGTTATGATAGTTCACGAGTAATAGGTTCGCTTGATGCATTACCAGACAAGTTTTTGGCACCGATAACTACGATGTTGTGTAGACAAGATCTATTAGAAAAATATGAAGTTAGCTTGTATAATCAATTAAAAAAATATTATCCAAAGATATTTAGAAGAGTTCTTTACACTAAAAGAGAAAAAAAAGCTTGACAATTAAATTTAAAAATATTATATTATGGAGGTAAAAAATGGAAAATCTAACTGGAGTTTCTAATCAACAAGTTCCTGAAGATGTTAAAGTTCCACAGGGGACGGTAGAACAATCGACAGGGACGCCAACCGAAGAGACCAACCAGAGAGTAATTCCAAGATTTAAGGATGTAAGACACGCAGAATTGTCTTACAGGGAGTTACAATCTAAGTATGACAAGGTAACATCTGAGTTACAGAAGTTAGTTCAAGAACGAGACCAGTATGTAGAGAAGGCATCGGTATTTGAACAGATACTGCAAGATGAAGAGTTGCTAACAGCATTTATAAGTGAGTTAAAGCCTGACTTATTTCCACAACAGACAGTAGACATAAAGACAAAAATACACGAAGAACTGGTAAAAGAATTTGGAGAAGACTACAAGGACAAGTTATTAGATCCTTTGGAGTTAATAAAGATCCAGGATAAGACAAAGGCACTATACGAGAAGTATAGTAACGACACAAAGAAGAAGAGTGTTAAAGCGGTCATAGAAGAACGCAATCAGAAGTTAGAACAGTATAAGAAACAGATAGAAGACACAGTAGAGTTCATAAAGAACACATACAAAGTAGACGATACAGTGATACAGGAATATGCGAGATGGAAAGAAAGGATAGTAATGGATGATAAAGAGATGTTCAAGATATATAGAAGTCAATTAAAGTATTTGAATAATAACACCCCCGCATTATCGAGAGTTCAAGGAAGTGGAGTGCAGGGGACAGGATTAAGGGATAGTTATTTAAAATCATGGTAAACAAACAAGGAGTAAAAAATGGCACAAAATAATGATTATAATGTAAATCAAAATTCCAATTTTGGGTCTGGTTATAATTTTAATGGAACATTAGCGCCTCAGTATGAATATGTAGATGGTCAATTACAAGCCAATTTTCCGTTTTATAGTGGTGGATATAAATCTACTGTAGCGTCTATACCAGAGTATAAGACAAATCCTTTGTTATTTGAAAAGGATTTGATGTTAAAATTGACAGAAGGTCGTGGGCCTAACTTTATGAAACTGTTATTAGAACAGTTTAGTGTAGGTGGCGGTAGAATGGTTAAGAAACCTAAATTCGAGTACGAAGTAGAAGCTGAACCTACACAGAGAGTATACATTAGTAAAGTAGTAGATTCTGAAGTATCAGGCACAAAAGTATTGCGTAGTAAATTCTTTGTAAGAGATGCAGGTCTACCTACAAGTTCGAACAAAAAGATTAAGACACCTATTGCGGGCATCCCAAGAACGCAAGTAGGTGACATTGCGAAGTTAGAGAAAGAACAATTCGTATTGATAATGTTCAGTTGGACAACAGGTAAGAGAGATGTTAAATCTATTTACAAAGTTAATAATGCGGTAAATCCCAAATACATAATGCCAGAGATTGGATACATTACTGATATTAACTATGAACAAGGTTGGTTTGAAGTAAGTAGAAACTGGACTGCCAACAAAGAAATCAATGCGGGAGCATCTGAAATAGGGAGCATCGTAATTGGAGAAGCAACAGGTAATATTCATCCTAAAGATGCATTTATTATACCAATGAGTAAGGCATTAAGAGAAGATGAATTAGAAGGTAGAGTAAGATGGTCTATGGGGACATATGAATTTGGATACATTCAACAAGACTCTACTGCGTATGGAAGTAGAAGAATGGCAGAAGTAATGGCAAGGAATTTAGGTGCTGAGAGCCCATTAGCCAAAACAAAGATGGAAGCATTGCGAACAATCAATCAGCGTAGAGAATGGACTGCATTATTTGGTGAAGGTGGTCAAGAGTTTGATCCTACAACAAACTTATGGCGTGGCACAACAGATGGTGTATTAGCCAAGATACCAGAAGATAACCACATCTTAGTAAAAGGTATAGATTATGAAAATGGTAATATGGGAACATTTGATCTATTGTTATTTAACAAATGGTTAGAAGACAAATGTTGGGTAGGTAACAGCACCTACAAGATTATCATAGCTGGTATAGATTTTGAGACTGCGTTTAAGACAATGATAAACAAAGTAACTAATGCAGTATCTGAAATACAATCTGAATGGTCAGTAGTAGGAACAAGATATAATGCAAGCAACGGATTAACAATAGAAGTTATTCCAAGCGATGTAATGAACCTAAATGGAATGAGAGACTTGTTCTTTGTAGTAGATCCACAATACTTCAAGATGGTAGGTTTGGAAGGATATCCAACAATTGATGATATATTGATGCCACAAACACATCCGTTCCACGAAGATGGATTCTTCCACACTACATTTGGATTTATCAACCAATTGCCAGCAGCACATTATGTAGGTAGAGTAGTTCCAAACAGTGATGCGAATGTTCCTAAATTAGGATGTAAAGTATCCGAATATCAAGGTTAATAAAAAAAAAGGAGAATAGACAATGGCAGAAGTAACATATTTCGACACACTGACAAATCAGTATTTAGTTAAAGACGCATCTGACCCTACAATTTTATATTTAAGGGCAGTGACATATCAGAATAGAATACCGAATGATAGGGAGTATTCTATAGAATCTGACCCTAATTATAAAGTAAGAGTAAGCCTTATCGTTCAACCAGGAACTCCAAATGGTAGTTATGAAGTGAAGTTACCTGTAAGACAGGAAGTAAGTGAAGTAGTAATTAGCGCACCTAACGGTATTACGAAAGTAACAGGAGTAAGTAGCGATTTAGGAATAGTAGTAAAGACAATAACAGAAGAAGGAATTAAGGATTATAATTATCCTGAATTGAAGAATATAGTATTAACAGTAACAACTGATAATACAGTAACACAACCTAAGGAATTTAAAGTATAACCAGTTAGCCCATTATGATAAAAGAAATATTACATATGATGGGAGACAGAGAAGCTCCCGATGGTAACGGTTATATATACCGTAGAGAAGATGTTGCGAATTATATTAGAAGAGCAACACTTAAATTAGAGAGAAGACTTAATGAAACAATCTACACAGGTGGGATAAACATCCTACCTGTGTTTAGTAATCATTTAGCCAAACATTTAATGTTTGACTGTTATTTTTACGCAATGAATTGTGAGAATATAAAAGGCGTAATAAGAAAAGATAAAGTAGAAGAATATAAGGAAGAGAATTACAATAACTTCATATTGACAATATTAGGTCATAGGAAGTTTTCTACAAGTGATAGGAACATATACACATTTGAGAACAGTAGTAAACTATTAGTTCCAGATAAAGGTGAATATTTAGTAATGCAAATAGATTATTCAAAGATAACTGTGAAAGAGAAGTATAGAGATAGTTTATTATATTTAGTGGCGTATGAAGGATTGATAGAGCGTGGAGACGAGTTAGGATTGAATAAAGCGAAAATGTTATTAGAAATAGGGATGCAAATGATATGAAGACTGCAATAACAATCTTAGATGAGATTGCATTAAAGTGTGGAGATGAGAAGTATCAGGATTTTGATAAGACGGTATATTTGAATGTATTGTATCGTGTTATCAATAGTCTGAATAAGAAGAACAATATACTAATTTATCAACATAAGAAGAGATATGCGATAAATGATAAATCGTTTCCTTTGGATATAAAGAGTGTTTATGAGATAGTAGACATTAGGATAGATAGGAAACAGTATACACTAACTCCTTTGATAGATAATTTAGGTGAGTATCAATATCATAAACAAGTAGTAAATAACAGGTATTTCATTTCTGTTGCATTACCTGAAGGTGAATATGAAGTAGAAGTATTATATAGCGGGATAGTAGATATAGAAGATATAGAAGACAGGAATGATATACCAATAATACCGAGAAAATACGAAGAACAGATAATTGAGAGATGTGTAATAGAGATAGCAAGGATAGGAATAGCCACACATTTAGACCAGGCACATCAGTTGAAGTATAGCAACATCTTGAAGACATACCAAGATGTAAATATAGAGAAAGAAAACAGAGGATGGATAACAATCAAAGTATGGGACATTTGGGGGGATAATGGCATTATTTGAATTAGATAATGTAGTGTTCTACAATAAAAACCAGTATAATAAAATTAAAGTAATACTTGAAGATTTAGAAGTAAATAGTTACTATATATTTCAAGTATTCACTAATGATAACGATATTGTAAATTATAATTTTGTAAGTAGTGAACAGGATTTTGAATTAGAGATAGCGTTACCAGAAGCCAAGAAATATGCATTTGTATTAAAGAAGGAAGTGCATAATGCATTATATGTGGTTCAGAAGACAGGGTATTTAGTTCCAAGTGATTTAGGTGACGTAGAATATAATAATTGTGTTTACATAACTGGCAGTATAAAAATATTAAAACAATTAAGAATTGCATTACAGAATAGAATATATTTAACAGGTGTAATAACACTTATTAACAACTTAATGACTAAATATACGAACAATATAGTATTAACAGGTGTAATAAAAGTATTAAGAAATTTATTAAGTAAATTTAGTAATACTGTATATTTAACTGGGAATATTAACAGACTACAATCTTTGTCATTAGTTCCCAAGCCACTATTACAGTATACACAAGTTGATCAGAGTAACTGGATAAAATATATTATTTATAATGGTATTTATATATCTAATACTTATCTTTCTGGTAGCAATTATATAATGTTGTTAATGTACGAATCAAACGAAGGTGAAACAGAGGCAGAGGCATCGCAACGATTATCTAAAGAAATGATATCTAAATGCCAAAATGTAGTAGTAAAACAAGTTTATTATTTTAGTAATGGGACTAAGAAAGAGTATGTAGATAATTGTAGTGTATTAGATGAACCACCAATAGTCCGTATAAAAACTCAGAATAATATTACAATTTATGATAGTAATAGTACACACAATAATAGAGGGACACCATATTGTTATTTGGCAATACCAAGAAAAGAGACTTCGTATACTGTGTGTCACTTATATGTTTACTTTGTAGAAATATCGTTAATGTTATATTATAGTATTAAAGGAGCATGATATGGATATAATTAAAAGTAATGTATTATTTGCCGCTGTAGATGGGAATGTATATAAATGGAAACAAGTAAATAACAGTTTGACAAACGTATATACAAATAACAAATATTCAATCATACGATTAAATAAAAACAACGACACGGTAACATCTACAAATTATTCAAACACAGTAAATATCCAACATATAAATGATACAAGATTCAAAGTAAAAAGAACAATATGGTTTTATTATGATAGTTATGCTAAAGGTGCATACAGTGGTCATATCCTTAATGGATATACAAATAAAATATTTGATTATAGTTCTGATGAAAAAAAATATTTTGACAGTATTAGTGAAAGGATATGGGAAGATCTTGAAGATTCTAATTTCGGAATAAGCGTAGTATACGAGCAAGAGTATACATTTAATATAAACACACAGACAGGTTATTTACTTGGTATTGCATTATTTGATATGTTTTACAATAAAGTAACGACAATGCCAACGGAGATATATGATACTACGTGGGAAAGAATAACTTCGTTGGATAATTATTATTTTGTAGATATGAAGAATAATACAGCGGGGATAATGATTAACAAAATTGCAATTCTTCATAGTAGTTATAGTTATATACCATGTTTGGATTATAGAGATATAAACAATTTCCCATATGATCTTATCGGTATAAATGTTTATCGTAAATTTAATAAAATCTATTTTGAGTTTAAGTGCAAGGCAACGCAAGATGATTATATAAAAGAAATATATTTTTGTTTAAGAGAAGGTTATGATGATATAGGTAGTTTCATTCCTTTTTACAAACACACATATGAGACACCTGTGTTTGTAAGGAAAAATCAGATATTTACAATACAGTGGGCTGATGATTTAGACCTATATGTAAAAGATAATTATAATACAAATTTAATGTAGGAGAATAAACAATGGAATTCACAAATAATTTATTTGGTTTTGGAAGCTATACACTGGGAAGTAACAGTGGTGCATTGACAATAAAAGACTTAAATGGTGTAAACAATACAATCAATTTATCTTCGACTTATCCTGCGAATAAAGATATGGCATTATTTGATTTTATATATTCGACTAATAATTTTACTAATCAAGATATAAACTTATATTTAATTAAGAGAGTTGACCATAATGATTATTATAAATTGCCTACAAATATTACGGATTATGTAATATTATCTGGTAGTTCGCTTGCATTATCTACATCGCAAGCCAGTAATGGTTATGTCTATTCATACGGTTTTTATCTACCATCGAATATGACAATTTATAAAATATTTATAGTGAATATAAAACTTAACGCAGTAATAGGAGTAATCAATTTTGGTAATACTCCGCTTAGTGGGAATGTGAATGATTATATTGAAATAAGATATGAAGCTGCACTAGACCATATATTAGATGGAACGGGTAAAGGTTTTACAAATAATATTTTCAAGTTAATAGATTTTACAACTACCGGTCATTTTACTGGTAAAAAAATGGATGGAACTAATACAACAACATTTGTACCTTTCACATTAAAGTTAGGTAAACACGATTTAGGTAATGTTCCAAACTGGCACGATTATCCTACTGATTATAATACATTTATAAATAATATATATCCTGACAGTTTATTTAGTGTAATTAATAGAATAATTAAATTCGAAGGAACAAAAGTAACTTTTCTACAAAGTATTAAATTGTTAGAAGATATCGAACCAAGAGACCTTTATAGTATAGTAGGTGTTGATGCAAATAATGTATTGTATTATTTACAAGAATTTAAAGCTACTGAACCTTTGTTAAAGAATAAGATATTAACATTTGAAGTTACATTTAATCCAAAAGCAAGTTTAAGAATAATGAAATCGGGAGATCCAGCAACTCCTGCAGATCCTAATATTTCAACACTATAGGGTTAAGATATGAACATTATTGATATTCTTACAATACTTAATAAAAATAGGGAAGAGATATTAACTGTTTTTGCATTAACAGGGACTTTATTCTTAAAGAAAAAATTAGGGCAATGTAAAGACAAAGATATAGATGAGAAACAAACTGAGAAATATGACAAAGAGTTAGAACGCATATTGTATGATATACTATATAAACTTAATGCAGACAAAGTATATATTTGCGAAATCCATAGTGATGAAAACACTAACGATATTTTGCGTATGAAGTTATCTATATCTATGATGGTTACTAAGCCTGGTGTAAAGAATGACCAGGATGAATGGCAGGATTATCCATTATCATTCTGGAGCGGTTATATCTATGAGTTAATAGATAAAGAAGATAGATTTGGAATAATATATTTACATCCAGAGAAATGGGGAACTACGAAATATAAATTAGAAAGTTGTAGTAAAGAATTCGAGAAGAAGTTGAAATTACAAGATTTAGAAGCCCAGTCGAATATGTTGTTGTTTGATTGTTATAATGGTGGTAGACTTACGCACGCAATATGTATAGATTATCATACAGTTGTAGATGAAGATACGATAGAGAATATAAAGAAGTATAGTTTAGAATTAAAAAATAAAATTTACAATAGAAGAAGAAGGAAATGAAAAGGCGAATAGGAAGACAATATTATGAGTATTTATCATATTTGAATATGCGTTATGTAATAAATACAAATTTCTTTATCTATATATCACTATTGTATTTTTGTTGTCATCATAGTGTAGGTTATATTTTAATAATTGGAATAATTTTATTATATTTGGAAAAGAAAAGAATGAAGTATATAGATAAATTGAAACATCAATTAAGGCGTAAGGAACTTGTTATGAATTATATAATAAACAAATTTGAAGGAGCAAAAAATGAATAAGAAAGATTTAATCACAAACATTTGTGCAATACTTGTAGGTATTTCTATTGTATTACCACAGATATTTCCACAGTATACAAGTTTAGCAGAATTTGTAATTGCAATTTCAGTAGCGGTAGTAGCCTTCTTAACTGGTAAAGATCCAAAAGATGTAAATAAGATATTTGAAAAAGCAAATAAGAAATGATAATAGACAATAAGACATTTATAGAGACAGTAGCTTCTAATTTAGTAAATGATATTTACGATAATTTAGGTGATATAAATAGTAAATTAGAAAAAGCAGGAATAAAGATATTAAATGTCTCAGCACATTCATTCAGGAAACCTGGTGAAGTGCCTAATGGTTCACCTACATCGTTGCACCATTTAGGTGGTGCAATAGATATAGGGCTACAAATGAAAGTAAATGTAGGTGGAAAAGAACACACAGTTCAATTATTAGAATTTGATGATTTCATCGATAAACATCGTGAAGAACTAAACGATACACAAAAAAGTATATTTTTAAATGGTAAAAATCCACCAGGAATGTATATAGTTAATGCATTATACAACGAAGGTGAGTTATTAGACAAACATAATTTGAACTTTAAGTTATTCAAGTATAATAATAAATACGATTATGTTCATATAGAACTAAACGGTTATAATGATTGGTGTAAACAAAAATTTGGTAAAGATTATGACAAGGTTATCAGAACAGGAGAAATATTCCCAGTAGATGATTATATAACTAAGTATGGTAATCCAAGAACATTAAGTATGATAATGCCAGGAACTGAGATGGCATTTGACGATGAAGAAGCTGTAGGAAATTATAGTATGGAAGATGATACTATATTTGAAACACAACAAATGCCAAAAAGGAATTTCACATTATTTAGTAACTTAACTTCTGGAAGTCTATTGACAGATGAAGAATACAATATGTATAAAATACTAAATAAAAAATATTTAGAAAGTTACAATACTATAATGTCGGGAGCAAACGAAATAGAAGAACCTTCTAATTATATTGATAGCGATAATGATAAATTATATCAAAAGGCAATTAACAATTTATATAAACAGAATATGGAACTAAGAAAAGAAATTGATAAACAACAAGAAGAATATAATAATTACATAGAAGACATGAACAGAGAACCTATTAAGAAATTAGAAGCTGTAAATACTGAAGAAATAATAACGCAATTAACAGATTATTTCAAGAAAGTGAGGTCACAATATGGATATTAACCAAGATGTAAATACTGTCTATAAGATTAGTAAATTACATCCGAAATATCGTAAATTATTTTGGGATTTTATAAAAGAAGTAAATTTGTTGTATGGTAAATCGATAGATGAATTATTCTGGCGTGTAGTTCAAGGTTATAGAACATTTGAAGAACAGGAAGAATTATTTGCCAAAGGTAGAACAGTAAAAGGTAAAATAGTAACTTATGCCAAAGGTGGGCAATCATTACATAATTATGGTTTAGCCATAGATGTGATGGGAATAAAAGATAGGAAAATATTACTTCCTGTTACAAACGATATAGTTCAGTTGGCAAAGACGAAGTATGATTTAGAATGGGGTGGTGATTGGAAGATTAAAGATATACCACATTTTCAGGTAAAAGGTTATAAATGGCAAGATTTAATAAATAAGGGAAAAGACAGTGAAGGTTATCCAATATTATAAATATTTTTTAGTTGCATTACTTGTAGCTGGTTGTAATCCTAAGGTAGTAACTAATACAGTAGTAGATACAATTAGATATACTGAGATAGTATATCTTAAAGATACTATAAAAGCCATAGACAAAGATACGGTAGTAGTAGGAGTTAAAGAAATATTAAGAGATACGATTAAAGTAATATATTGGAAAACAAAGAATGTGTTTACAATAGATTACACTAAAAAAGACACAGTAAAGATACCATATGTTAAGACAGAATATAAAACGATAGTAGAGAAAGAATATACGGTAATGCAGAAAGTTATGTTTGCATTATCATTTGTAGTTGTAGGTATTATATTAGCCATCATTATAAAGGTGATAAAATGATACAAGTAAATAATTTCAAGGGCTTGTATACGAATGTAGATGATATATTACGACCAGCTGATTTTTGTGTAGACAGTAACGGAGTAATGTTTAAGGGACAGTTAGTAGAATATGTAGATGATTTATCTAAACTTGGATTTAATAAAGTAAATAATATACTATTTGAAGATGAAGTAATATTTGAAAATAAAGGTGAAGAGTTAAAAAAAAAAATTCAAGTTTATATATCCAACCTAAACGAACTTGTAGTTAGTGATGGTAAGAAACGATTAGTAATCTTATCAAATTTTGCCTACAATAAATACATATCTATAAAAGAAATAGCCAACCAATTACATATCTATTACGACAAAGACATATACACAGTTTATTTAGATGATAATAAAAAAGAGATAGATTTTTATAGCCATAGTAATATTCTTTTTGATGTTAAATTATCTTTAGTATCTCCTAAGGATTACAAAGATACTGAAGTATTAAAAGAATATTATATGAAGTTTTATACGAACAATAATAAAGAGCGTATACAGTTTGTAAGAGTTATACAAGAAGGTGATAAGTTTAAATTTGTAGAAGGTAATGCAACAATAAAACTTAGAACATACAGTAATCAATATTATAATTTCTTTGTTAATGCAATATCAAAAGAAAAACGTATAGGAATAGAACTAATAGACAAAAAAGTAGAACAAAGAAATATATATAAGTATTATTATCGTATATGGTATAATACATTTGAAGATAGAGAAATAAAAAATAATTTTTATTATACAGAAATAGTAGTTGGTAATAATATAAAATATGAAAGTGAATTTGCCAATGAAAATGAAATAAAAACAATATTAGAAAATATAAAAAACTTTTCTGGTGCAATATTATATACATTTAAAAATAATAAAGCAGGTAATCATATAATATTACAGAATGTCCAAGCCACTGAAGAATATAAGTATGAAGCCAGTCATGGTAATAATCACACATGGGTTGCCACTCATTATGTAGCTGAGAGTGAATTAAGTTATAGTGACAAATATGTAATGTATAAATATAACCAGGTATTCAATGAATATTTTAGTAAATATTTTGATTCCGGAGAAGTCCAAAGTAATTATCAGAATACTTGGCGTAGAGTAGATTGGATTACTTTATATATGCCAGTAAGTTATGTAAACGAATTACCTAAGATTGTGATACCGTTTTTTAAGCCTATTAAAGTTAAAGTAAGTGTTTCATTGATAGATGGTAGTGAATATATAATAAAAGACCAATATTTTCATATTAGATATACTGGTAAAATATTCAAGGATGGAACATTAGAATACGATAAAGGTAAGATACTACAAATAGAGATATTGGAATTACCATCATATGTAAAGAATGTTAGTGTATATTTTAGTGAATATTTTGATATTACTGCATTATCTAAGTTAGAAGAATTAGATGAGAAACAATTCAGTAAATACTATTTAGGGAGAGTGTATGATAAAGAAGGAATATATACGATAGACAGTCAGAATATAGTAGGAACACTAATTGACCAAAGTATAGGTATAAATGAAAAAGACTATGAGTTAGTAAGAGATATAGACGATTATGTATTTTTGAATAATATAGTAATTGCATATAAATGTAATAATTTGTATTATAGTGCAATAGGTAATAGAGTATTAATATATAACTTATATAAGAAAAGAACTATATTATATAATGAGAATATAAGAAAAGTAATACCAAATGGTAATAATAGAATATATGTGGTATGTGATAATTATACAGAACTATTAGAATTAAATCAAGTTCAAGGTGAGATAATATTTACTACATTATTTACATACGATATAGGAACTAACAATAAGAACTATGTAACTTCTATTTTGAATAGTCCTGTATTGTATTTTAATAAGAATATTTATATATTATCACAACAAATAAATGAAATTAGCGAACCTATAAAAGACCTACTAAACAATGTCAAATATGTTCTCAGTGATAATGCATTAAAAAATATATATGTAGTAACTGACGATTACCTATTAGTATATAATTTAGACTATAAGACCTGGAACAAATTCAATGCGAAGATATATTTTGTAAGAGATTATGGTAGAATAAAACAAACAGAGTATATATACAAGAACGATGTTTATGTATTATATAGAAGTGGATATGGATTAGTAAACTTTGATAAAGTAATTACAAACATTGAAGGCGTAGAATTAGATAGAAAGATATATGAATTACCTATAGGGCAGGTAGTAGAATACAAAGTAGTAAATAAGATTATGTCACATATAATTTATATAAAAACATTTAGGAGATTATATGATAACAGTAGAATACTTAAAGAAGGAGATAGAGAAGATAAAAATGCGGTTACAGACTAAGAAAAAAGAAGAGAAGTATAAGAATACAAATAAACAATATTTATTTACACAAGGTAAAAAGAAGGAGACATAGATATGGATGCAACAACTTTAATGGCATTATTATCGTCAGTTAGTGCGGTAGGGCAGATATTTAATGTGAGGAATAAGAATAAACAGATTAACAAAGCGATTAATGAATTAAAGAATGCGAAGATAACTGATACAAAGTTACAAAGTTTATTATCTTCGGTAAATCAGAATGCGAATATAGGAATAAGTAACTTATTAAAACAGGCATCTTCTACTGGTGCATTACAAGGGATGAAGAATACAGAGCCATTGATAAGTAATGCAGTAGCTGAAATAGAACAACAAAGAAAGGCACAACAGACACAATTAGTTAGCGATGCCCATAGGACTAATATGCAGATATCATCTCAGATAGCACAGTTAAACGCACAGAAAGAAGATATATTTAGTAGTTTAATAGGTGGTGCATTATCAGGTGCACAAGCTGGTATGACAATTTCCAGCACATTAGAAAACAATGAGTTTTATAAAAAGATGTTAGAAGAATTACTAAACAAAAAAAAAGGAACTAACAAAGTAGAAACAGACAAAGAGGTAACTATGACTACACAACAACAAAATCAAAAAACTACTATACCAAATAATTCTCTCAGTAAAACTACAAACACATTTGCACCTATACCAAACTATTTAACAAATGGTTTTAGAGATTATTTATTTAATCTGAATGAATACTATATAAAGCCGTCGCATATAAAGAAAGCAGAAGATTATATGTTAAATTATATGTTATATTTATCAAATCTAAATAAATAAGGGATTATCTTATGGACATAAATGAAATGTTAGATCAGTTAACACAGTTTGCAATGCAACAACAACAGATGCAGATGCAAAAGTTTTATATGGTTCAGAATATAAAAAAGATAGTAGACACTCGTGATGCCACAGAAACTATTGCCAACATAGATAAAGAATTTGAAATGTTAAATACCTTCGATGTTAAGAAAGAAGGGACAGTAGATAATAAATTTGATATGAATGTTTTATCACAGAATTTAAGTAAAAGGTCAGAAGCATATAACACATACATAGAGAAGTTAAAAACACAACAGAAACAGTTTGCCGATGAAGGTAATGTTACAGGTGCTACACTAATAGAGAATAAGCTTGTAGCTGTTCAGACAGCGAAAGACGAATTTGAAAAAACAAGGAATTCATTAGCTACTATAATCAATTCAGCTGACCCGAATAAACAAGTATACTGGCGTGAGAATAATAAGATAGTTAAAAAAACTATGTATGATGTTATTGGAAATGAATTAAACAAAACTAACATAGATTATAATAGAATAAAATATTACATAGACAAAAGTAATGAAGCCGTAGACTACCATATTTCACAAGATAAAAATACAAAGAATTATGTTTACATATCGGAACGAATACCAGTTATAAATATGAGTGGATATACAGTAAGTGAACGAGTATGGGAAATTTCTAATGTAAATGGTTTAGCACCAAAATATAATGTAATCAATATGGATCCTACAACAGGTAAAGTAAAAAGTGTAGACCCAATAACGAAGTATGACTTACTGCGTGATGTTCCGAAGTATGTATTTAGTGGTGGTGCATTATCAACAGGTGGTAAAGGTAGTGGTAAAGATGAGATTAAAGAGACATTAGATAATATAATAAAAAAGAAGATAGACTCTATACCAATAATAGAAAAAGAAGGTTATAAAGAAGTAACATATAATAATGATAATTTTGTTAACGATATACAATATACGCCAAGTTTTTCTAATCCTTCAAGCTTCTTAACATATAATTACTTTTTAGTAGGTTTATATAATGGACAAAAAAATAAAATAGACAAAAATGGTGTTATAAGAAGTGTTATAGGAACTAACAATCCAGGTGAGTTTGTAGCATTAACACATAAAGTAGAATTAAAAACAAATAAAGACGGTAAGTTCGAGGAAGAAACTTCTGCAGCATTACCTTATGATGACAAATATAATATCAAATATGTTATAGAAGGTAGTAAATTAGGATTAAAAAATGATGTAGTAATTTTTGCTAAAACTAATGTATTAGATCAATTAAGTGTTGCAACTATACCAGAAAATAAGAGTGAAAATGAAGGGACAAATATTTTTAGTGGTGGTAAACTTTATATGCGTGGTAGTGATGGACTTACACAGATTGATAATAATGGGAATAGTATTTATAAAAAATATGTTCCTGTGTTAACAAAAATGGCACAAGTTCTTTTAGGAAATATAGATGGTAAATATGTAAGTTTTCTTAAAGATTTAAAAGCTGACCCGGAATATCATTATCATAAGTTTGTAATAGATAAATTTGAAATGTCAGCAGATGATATCCATAAGATAGATGAAGCTATTGATGTTGATTTAAGTAATATAATTAGTCAACTAAGTGGTAATAATAAAATAATAAATAGTGATTTATTTGATTATATTGTGGATGAGCAAGAAGGCAAAAAGTATATAGGTGTGAAACAAGGTAATAAAAATTATGCATACAAAATAGATATAACAGATGTAAAAAATCCTACAGAATTGAAAAATGTATTAGAAAAAAATAAACCAAGAATATTTTCAGGATTAGCCAAGATGACATCATTGGCATTTAGTGGTGCTAGTAATCGAATCCCATATATGATATTAGAAGCACCTGTAAAAGATGATAAAAACCAACCAGCAAAATTAGGGAATATTAATAAAGATGATAAATATAAGGGCTATTTTTCAGTTATTAATACTCATTATCAAGCATTTAATGCAAATCTTTTTAATGCATTACAAACTAAGTTATTCAGAGAAACAGGCGTTATAAAAGAAGTTTACGATTTACAAACAGTTTTAAGGAGTAATGGACAATGAGATTAGACGATATTCTTAAACCTTATTTGATGGATGTAAATAGTAATTTAATAATCCAATTTGATGATATATACAATAACAAACAAATAAATAATAGTTACCAGTTGTATGAGTTATCTAAGAATATATTTGGTAATGTTCCAACTATAGATGAATTCTACAATAATATAAACAAATTAAATAATGTTTATGATGCAATAAAGAATAATACTATAATAACTTTTGATAATGTATTCAAAGACACTACGGAAGAATTTAGTTATGCCAGGTTATTTAATGTAATTACTGCGTTAGGATATGATATTAAACCTATGTTAAACAATGAATTCTCTAAATATAATATTAAGGCAACACCTATAAATGTAAGTAGTGGGCAATCCAATGAACAACAAAAAACAACTACAGACACTACTACAAGTAAAAGTGATACAACGAAGACTATAATACAAAATCCTACATATATTCCTACATTTTCTTCATTTATTACAGACCCAGATAATGCAAGTGTATTAGATTTAAGTTCTAATACATTAAAATTCACACAAGATTTTGGAGATATGCAGTTAGCACCTGGAACTATTGCCAGGATAAAGGCAATGAATAAGAAGCCATACTTAATGTTTGATGTAGCAAAGTATGGTAAAATGTTTAGATGGAACTATGGTGGAACATTGACTAATAATTATACTCGTGCAATATTAGAAGATGTCTCTAAGATGACGAAACGAGATAGTAAAGGTAACATAACTTATAATGCAACAGAAGACTTTATAGCTTACATTTCTACTAATATTGCAATAGGTGCCTATAGAGGTGATTTAAACTTAAAGCCTGGTAGTGCTTTAGGTTACGCTATGGATAAACATATGGGGGGATGGTTTTTAAGTTTATTCAATGATAGTATATTGGCAGAGATAGTAGACAAAGATTATAGTGAAGTATATTCTAAACTTACGCAGAAAGATAAGAATAGAATATGGCGTATGGCATATTTAGTTTATGAGAACATAAAACAAAGGAAATATTTTACAGACAAGTATTCATTGTATAAGAAAGAATTTGGTGGATGGATAGCCAATAATTTAACTAATGCAGGAATAGACATAGAGTTAAAAGAGTTTAGTGTAACCGATGCGAGTATATTAGAATCTACAGGTGATTATGCAATACAAACATTAATGGATTATTTGAAGCATCAGTTAAAAGGTAAAGAAATTAAAGTAGATAAAACAAATATAGAAGAGATAAGAAAAGAAGTATATGAAGTAATTAAAGAAGATGAAAAAATAACATTAGGTATTTACGATAATAATAATCAAGAGATACAGTTTCCTTTACGAGACTTATTACTTTTTGATGCATTACAAGGTGGTAATAAATATAAAGAGATATTAGAAGCATATAAAGTTTATAAAGAATATAGTAAATATCAAAATAACCCTTTTCTAATAGCTTCTGGCAAAGTCCAAAATATATATATGACTAGTGCCATATTACAACACAAAATAGAAAAAGATGTTACATTATATTTTAAGAATAAATATGGTGAGAAGTTCTATATAGAGAAGATATTAGATTATTTTGGTAGGGGAGAATTAAAACAACAGACAGAGAAAGTTACAAAAGATTATAAAGGTAATGCAGTAACACAGACACAGACACCTACACCTGAAATTACTGGAACACAAAAACCAAAAACAGATACAACCAATAAACAACAAAATGTTACTATTGCGACTGACAATAAACAAAATGTTAGTCAAGTAACTCCAGACACAAATAAAGAAAATATATCATATATTGATTTCCAGAAAAAGATTATTGACACTAATTATAGAAAACAAGTAGAAAACATAAAAGTTTCTAATATTTCTAAAAAAGAAAAAGAACAAAGGTTATCTCAATTAACACAAGAACGCAATCGTTTATTGTATAATTTAGACTACATCCATAAGAATAAATATTTTTCAGAATACTATAAAGGACTATTATTAGGTAAAACACATTATGGTATGCCTTCATTTAGTGCATTAGAAATGATATTTGAAGGTATAGAACAAAGTATATTAGAAATGATAATTACAGCAGGATTTAGTAGATTTAATACTTCATTAGTAGCTGGTGGAATAAAAGCAGCTCAGACTGGTGCATTAGTCGAAAGAACAAGTATGTTAGGTAGGATAATGTATGTAAATGCAAACAAACTGAAACAAGTAGGTGAGATGGCAAACTTATTAGAGAAAGGTGCAGCTGGTAGTAACATAATATTGACACAGGCAAGCGGTTTAAAACCTATTACATCAATGTCGTGGTTAGGTAAATTCTTATATAGAGTTCCAATATTATCAGGAACTGTAGGTAGATTATCTTTAACATCTTATGCAGCAGAGATTAAACATTATAATAATCTATTACGATTTGCAAAAGAAACTGGTGATTTATCTAAGACCTGGAATTATTTAAGATTTATGACAAAGGCAGCTACTTCGAGATGGTATTATATGGGAAAGGCATTAGCAACAAACCCTTTAATGTTGGTAAGATATGGTGTTGCAGGATTTAACTATGCTGAAGATTATTATAAAGTGTATATGAAACACGGTAATAAGAATACGGCAGAATATCGTAAGGCATTTTTATATGGTATGTTTGCACAATTCATAGAGAATTTATCTGAATATTCATTTAACGAACAAATGAGTGTTAGTGTAACTTCATTATCACAGAAGATAAAGAATAAATTATTCCCAGCAAAAATAACTAAAACTAACAAAGCAATCAAAGGTTTCACACGATTCTTTATGGAATTAGGTAAAGAACAGATGGAAGAATACATAGGTGGTAGTATTCAGGATGTTAGTAAATATATGTTGGATTTACAAGACGATAGTGCACAGACATCATTAGGTTTATTATGGAAGAAATATATTGGTAACAATATAGATATAAAGACACAAGATATTTTGTTCGCATTAGGTGTAGAATTAGGAACATTAACAGGTGTAATGGCAATAACAAGTGGAACAGGAAAGGTATTGCGTAATTTAGAAAAGGCAAAGATATATACACCGTTTTATAATCAAATCAATAACAAACATAAAAAGACATTAGAAGAGTTAGAAAAATTAAATGGTGATGGAAAAGTTGCATTACAACAAGTATTAACATTAAACACTGATATATTACCTGATGGTAGATTAAATACAGGTGATAGTGAATATGTCCATTTGACACAAGAAAATATTGCATTAACAATTGATAATCAGGCTATAGAACTTAAGAAAGAAGAAAATTCTAATCTAAAAGTAAGCAACACTTTTGAGTTAACAACACCAGAAGGGAAGAAAGAATATAAATTAAGACAAATTAAACCTACAGCTAAAAATCCAGATAAAGATACTTATGCATTATATGAAATTAATACTAATGAAGATACGAAAGTAAAAACAGAAACACCTGTATTAGGAGTTAAGATAACTATACCTACGACTGGTGCTGTTAGTATAGAAAATGCAAGTAATGAGAAAAGTCAAGTAATTGTAGAACCTTCAGAAGCTCTATTGACAGATATTAAAGTAAATGAACAGGGATTAAAAATAGAAGCCAAGTATTTTAATCCAAAACAACAAGGTGAAAATTATATTGGAACAATTACAAAAGATGATAAAGATGTAAGAATATATCAATCACAATCAGGTGACAAAATAATACTAAAATCATTAGCCATAGTTGGCGAGAAACAGACACAAGAACATGTGCAGGAAGTAGGTGAAGAAGATACTATTACAATAAACAAAGTAACATTTACAAAAGAAGAGATAGAAGGCTATGTAAAAGAATTAACAGAAAAAGGTGGCGCTATAATAAAAGAAATACAGGAAAAACAACAAATTCTAAGTTTAAATTTAATGGAAAACCTTAAAGCAACTACTGTAACGGAACAAGTAACTGTTAGTAGTAAACAACGAGTAAATGAGAAAGTAAAAAGATTAGAAGAAGAATTAAATACGATGTCAGGGGATGAAAAACCTTTAACAGCTGCCGGAAGAGAAATGCAACAAGTTGCAGACACAGATGAAGTAAATGAGATATTAAAACTTCTTTATAAGACTAAGTTAACAGAAATATTTGAAGAATATAGTAAAGAACAACAGGAAGGTAAAGGGCATTATATTAGGACTGATGCAACAAAAGAGAAAGACGAATTTGATAAGACAGCGGATATACTTTTAGAAGAATATAAGAAATTAAGGGAATTATTAAAAAATAGTAGAATATTAAATGATAAACGAATTACAATAGAAGATTCATTTCCATTTTTGAAAGTATTAAGAGAAACAAAACCTGATATTAAAATAACAAATTCATTTATGTTGAAATTCATCTCGTATCTACAAAGTGGTAAAAAAGATGTATCAATGTTTACAGCAGAAGAGTTAGAACTTTTAGGTGAAGTTGAGATAGTATATAATAGATATAATTATTTAATGTATTTATATCAAAACAAAATAGTAGGTGCATTATTAAACAAATTATCTGATAAATTGACCAGAGAAGTTATAGAACAGCCAAATGATAATAATATAGTTGAATTCTTAGAAGAACTAATAAAAAGTATTGATTTAAAAGAAATAAAATTAGAATTATCTGGTAAAGACAAAGATGTTTATGATGAGGTAGCTGAAAAATATTTTGATGCGTGGGCATATAATATAAAGACTAACTTACTTAATGCTATTAAAGATGCAAATGACAATAATACGATTGAAACATTAGAAGATGCGATATTACAAGTAAAAGCATTATTAGAAAGAAAAACAAACTATGATGTTGTTTTTCAGGAACATTATACTGAAATAATAAAGAAATATATAGCGGAGCAAGTAAACAACATATTTAGTGTAATATATGCATATAATTTTAATTTTAGTGGGGAAGAAGCTAAGTTAGACAAGGCAAAAGAATTATATGAACAGACAAATAAAATAATAAACCAGATAAATGAAATAGCTGCGAAAGAAGATAGTGTAAAATCTTCACCATTAAAAGTATTAAGTAGAATAAATTCATTACAAGATATTATTTACAGTTTCTTATATATTTTAGACAATAGAGAAGGTGATACTGAAAAACAAAACGAAGAGATTGATGTATTAAAGTTTGTGAAACAATTGATATACTATGTAGGTAATAATGAGATTATAGAAGATGATAATGCATTAACAGAATATTATAATAAAACTACAATACAAAGTGAAAGTAGAGAAGACCTACAAACAGCCATCGACTTAGGAATTGCCTATGCTGTTCGTGTAGAAAAACCAATAACTAAAGAAGACAACAATAACATTTTGAATATTGAAGATTTCACTGATAAGTTTAAAAGCATACCAAAAGATGAATACAGTGCATTTATGATTAAAGTAATAAATTCTATTACTACAGCATTTGATATACCTTCAAAAGAATTAAATGATATACGACAGAAACTTAATAAGATAATAGAAGAATTTAGAAATAAAAAAGTGATAGATGGAGATGTTATAAAACTTGAATTTATAAAATTCATAGAAGATTATTTTAAGAGTGAAGGTACCAATGCAAATAATATTAATAAAATTAAAAATATGGTAAAAGTTGATTACCATAAGCATTATCCAGAGACCAGTTTACTTGGGAACACTATATACAGTATGTTAATAGAAGCCGAACCGCAGGAATTTGTTGTCAATGAAGTATCGAATATGATGATAGTATTTACAAATTCTATTTACAAGGCTATACAAGAAAATGCGAAGGCAGAATTTGTAAAGGATAAACAAGAAGCTATTTCTAATGGACTTAAAAATGCTACCAGTCCATTAGAAGTGTTCAGAACATTTATGAGAATAAATGCAGTAGAGCGTGAGATAGTAGATATAATAAGTTCATATTCGAGTAATGCATTACAAATACTACAAAGTGAATTAGGTGGTAATCATCAGGATGTTAGGAACATAGATATTAACAAAGTTCTATTTGCAATAGATAAATTAAATAGTTTACTAAATGAATTACAGTATTATAACATTTTAACAAAAGAATTTGCGGCTGATTTAGTAAGTGTAGGAAATTTAAGAAAGACACAGGAACAATTGACAGAAATAATATCGTTAATAAGAAGACAATTTGGAACATATCGTGGTGATACAATAAGATACTTTGTAGAAGTTTTACCGCATTATATGAAAGGTGAAGTAAGTATTAGACAACTTGGTAATATTGAAGAAATAGTTACACAAGTAATTACTACAACAGTAGCAACAGAAATGTTTATAAAGATTGCAGGTAAGAGTTTGAGTGATCCTGCGATTATAAATTCTATGAACAGTATAATCAATATGTTTACTACGAATGAAAAAACAAAATTATTAAATAATACAGGTAGAATACAAAGAGAATTAAAGAACAGATTATTAGAACTTGCAAGTGAAAAAAGTAATTTATCAGATGAATATAAGAAGATATTATCAGATATGGCAAAAGACTCTGCGATAATGGAAGCAATGACAACTATTACTATTAACCAAATTTTAGCCAGTGCAGTAGAAACTAAAATATATCCGACGATATATCAATTTAATTCGCAATTAGTTCCGACATCGGTGAACTTACCAGAGAACCAGCCAGAAATATTATCAGCGTTTTCTGTAATAAGTGAATATCAAATAAACAAAAAAATATATTCACCTTTCACATCACCTGAAATTGATAATATAAGACAGGCAAATATAGAACATGCGAGTGGTAGTAATAGAGCTATAAAGTTAGAATTTTTCAAGACAAAACTTATTGCATTATTAACTGAAACAGGTATAGAAGAAGATAAGAAAAAAGAAATAATTCAAATGATAAATGAAGCTAAAAACACAAAAGAATTAATTGACTTAATAGATGAAAACAATAAAAAGTTTAAAGAATTGAATATAAATGTAAATGAAATCTTAGTAGATATAGAAATGAAAAATGAGCTAAGAAGATTGATGGAAATGAGTGTAAACAATGAAATTAGTGAAGAATTAGAGAACGCTTATAACACTGCATTATCTATATATCAGGAAGTGATACCATTTAAAGAACTACCTAAACCTATAAAGTATTTTGAGAAAATAGTTATAAAAGATGTTTCTAAATTTAATAATATTGCGAATTTACAAATACCGATTGAAGGACAAGGGCATATTGTATCATATAACTCTGATAATATGATATTGACATATTTCCTTAAAAGTGTTAAGAATGTTAGGGTAGAATTAGCCAATAGAGAAGAAATTGTGAAAAAGTTAAGTGAAAAGTTGGGAGTAGATGATGACTATTTAATGGCACAACGAGAATATAGTAAAGATAAAGGTGATATTACTTGGATAAGAGCAATAGTAAACAGTAAATTCTTTATTCAATTATACAATGATATATACAACTATTTATTCGAAAAGGAAGCAAATGGTTATTTACAATCGGAAGTTGAATGGGATGAATATAAAGAATTTATTAATGAATTGACAATAGAAACTATTGCAGGAATTTTACCTTTGAATGCATTAGAAGATATAGCCGTTTTATTTAATAATGTAACACAGAATTTTGTATTCAATTTAGAAACGATAAACGCAACAGAAAAATTAAAGAACAACAAAATATATCTAAACACATTAGAAGGATTTAAGTTCGTATTAAGTTTATTAGTCAAATATGAAGAAGGTAAATTTGATGCTGGTTCGATAGTATTTGAAGCAATTAAACATCATTTCAGGGATAAGAGTGCAGATTTACACGCAAGTATGTTATTGCGTAGTATGGAAGATTTGGCAAAGATAAAAGGACAAGAATATGATTCAACATTAGAGTTTGATGATTTAGGCACTATAGAATATTATTTATCTAATTACGAGAAAAATTACGAAGATACAATAACAATCTTAAATACAATAGTTAAATCTGGCAAATTTAATATTGCAAAGAAAATAGAATTGATAGATGAGCTGATAAAGAAATTTTATGATTTTGCAGAAAAGTCAGGTTCTAATGTAACTACAATGAGAAAATTATCTACAATAGAAGATAAACTAATAGCACATTTAGATTTATTAAAGAGTGGAAAAAAAGGTGAACCATCTACAGAAGGTATTGACATAGAGAATATACTAATGCAGTTAAACACTATATTAGAGAAAAAAGCTACTCGTAGTTATGGTAGTAACTTATTGAATTATATAATGAACTATGTAATTGGCAGTGAGACAGAAACTGAGATAGACAAGATAAGGTATATGTATTCATTTGTTCAGTATGATTTAGAAAAGAATTATAAACAGTATGAAGAACTATTTAGCCCGATAGTAAGAAACAATATAGAAGCAAGAAAGAAAGAAATATTCCCAGTAGCTAATTTAGTTGATGCATTATATAACAAACGATTAAATATTACTGAGATAATAGAACGAATGAATATTGAAGGAACTAATAGAACAACAAATCAAGAAACAACGGAAGCAAATGAAGATATAACAGGAGAAGGCGGAGAATTTAAAAAGTTAGAATCTTTAGATTTTAGTGCAATAATACAAAATGAAGAAGCAATTAAAAAAGAATTAGAACAACAAGAGATAAGAGCCTTTATGGAGTTCAAGGAAAATAATATGATTACAATTACATCTTTCTATACCACAGTTACTGAAGGGCAGACGACAATAGACAAAGATGTAAGTGAAAAAATAGTTAATACAATAGCTTATATGTTATATCAATATTCTAAATTAGGTGATAATATGTTATATGACGATATGGTTGACTTGATATTTAATGAATTAGATAGTATATTAACATTGCAAGAAAGTATAAATTATGTAAGACAAAAAGCAATAACAAATAACATTTCATATATATGCAAAAATTAGGAGTATAATATGCCTTGTGATTTTATTATCAATCTTGAAAATACAGAAATTAAAATTCCTGAAGAAGATTTTTTAAATATTGTTACTGGTAGAAAGGCACTTGAAAGTTTACCGGGATATGAACAATATAAAGAAGTGCTGACAAATATATTTAATGATTTTACAAAAGAAGAAATACAAGACAGGTTATTATTAAATAAATTAGAGAAATATTATAGTTTAATAAACAAGTTTGAAGATGAAGCAAACTTTACATTAAAGAATAAATTGTTAATGCAGTTCTACTTGAAATATTTTAATTTAGTAGATAATAAACTTATACCAAAAATAAAATCAAAAGAAGTATTAGTAGAATATAATAAGAACTCAAATGAAAGTCAAAGTGATTATTTTATATATGATATGGCTAAAAGATTTAAAATGTTTGAATTAAATTATAAGTCATATTTAGAATTGACGGATTACTTTTTGACAAGGTATGAGATAAATACATTAAACAATATCGATTTACTTAGAGATAATGCACCAAAGAAAAAGTTAAGAGAAATCGTAAAAACTACAGTGGCATATTTCAAAAAGAAAATAACAGTAGAAGAATATATAAAATATATAAATAAAAATTATATAGTAATTGCAGATTACTATGAATACTTATTTGATGATAAAGCCATAAAACCGTTAATATCTGAAATAACAGATGAAAAACTAAGTGAAGAACTAATAGAGATGATGCAAGATAGTTTACAAGTTGCATTAAATGATATGGGTTTGCCAAAAGAAGTAGAAATAAAAGAAACTGAAGAAGAAAACGCACCTTATTCTGGTATGGTAGAATATAAAGATGGCAAATATATTATTAGTGTAAACAAGAAATACTTTAAAAAGATAGACAATACATATAGACTAATGAGTGCATATTTTAATACAATAATACACGAAGCTGGGCATATTTATTTATACGAAAAGATAGGTGAAGCAGTAAATAAGTCAAGTGTAGCAGGACTAAGAAAAATAATGACACATAAAGAAATTGGTAATGTCTTTAAGCGTAATGTAAAGAATGAAATTGTAATTGAAGAAATAAAAGAAATATTAGGAGAAGGTTTAATAACAAGTAATAGTTTAGAAGGTGTCTTACAAGATTTAGAAACAATATGGGATACTATAAAAGACGAAGAAAAAGAAAACAAAATAAAAGATTTACTACGACTTTATATATACGAAACACTTGTCTCAAGTTTCACACCTTCAAGAAGTGAACATTATTTCTTCCAGGCAAGGGAACAGATGGCAGGTGGTAATATTAATTATACATTTGTAAACAAACAATCGCAGGCACTAAATAATCTTATACAGACATTTTGTAGTGTTAATAACATACCATATCATAATATAGTATTAGAAGAAGGATGGGCAACATACATAGATAGTTTAAATGCTATAGAAGTTATATTAGGATTATATAGTGAAATGATAGGAGAATTAGATTTAGTTCCTGATACTACAACAACAAAAGATACTACTACTACTACTACTGAAAAGAAAAAGAAAGAAAGTGAAGTAATAGATTTTGAAGATATTGAGACAGATGATAACACGATATTAGACATAGATATAGATGAAGATATTGATTTATTATCCTTTAGTAATGCATTATTTGAGATAGGTGAACAGATATTAGGATGGCAGTTATCTGATAAAGAGAATTTAATAAATAGAATAACATTAGAAGAATTTTTAAGATTATTTACAATAGAAGAAGAAGATAAAGACCATATAAAAAATGCAAAGAAAGTTCTTATAAAGAAAGTATTAGAATTATTTAATAAAACTACGATAGACGAATTAGAAGAGGTAAACAAATTTACAAGTGAAGAAATAGAAAAGGCAGCAATAAAATATTATTTAACATTAAAGAATTCCAGATACATCAATACATATGTAGCTACGATAAATAGTAAAAACCAAAAGTTAGAAATTAGTCTTACTAAATTAGGTGAAAATAAAGATATCAACACTGCCAGTGGTAAGGCAACAACAAACTTATTTAGATTACCTTCACAAGCTCATATAATTACTGAAGAAATATCAAATACACTTGAGAGTGAAATAGAATTGATTAACTTATTATTAGAAGCTGACAATGAACTATACGATATGGGTGGATTTAGTGAAGGCTCGGTTGCAATATTAGACAGTTATTTGAATGTATGTTATAAGAATAATTTAATACCTATAATGCCATTTGGTATTACAGGATTTAATTTAAATATCAAGATAAAAGGATTAGAATTAAATACTTTACAAAAGAGGATAGAATTCTTAAATAGATATAGTGGTTTCATAAATGTATTAAAATTATTCTGGGAAGGAATAGACACAAGTAATAATCCTGAATTAGAAAAAGAAAAAAATTTATTTTATGCATTATCAGAGTTTATATTAAATAATAACAGTCAAGGTTTAGACATTAACGAAATAGAGAACTATGTTAACAAACTTATATCGACAATATTTAGATTTGGATATGAACAGTATAAATATGGTAATACTGAACTACTAAAAAGATTATATATCTTAGCTACCAATCCTACTGCGGAAGTAAGATTTGATGATTTGACATATTATCAAGTAGAAGAGATATCTAAGATATTGAATAAAAGAGCTACCTTAGGTATGCCATATAATGCACCAAGAGAAGAAGTAAGAGAATACTTACAAAAAAAGGGATACAAAATATTACCTACAAAATTAAAAGTTATTTTTTATGAACAGCCTAATAAGAATATAAATGGGAAGAATATAGATGATGGTGCATCATTTATAACACAAGGTATGAAGGAAGCCTATACAAATGAATTTGCCGTATTGAATAGAGGTGTATTGAAACCATATGTAAGTGCGCCAGGAACATTTGTTAAGACAGCGTTCCATATGATTTTAGACACAGAACTTAGTAATGCATTAGAATGGGCAGGTATATATTTAATGGTTCCAACAGACAGTGAAAAGTTATTTGGACTTAAAAATAAAAAAGAATACAAATTTACTGAGGGTAGATTAGAAACAAATGGAACTAAAGTTCACAATATAGTTCGTAATGAAGGTTCTGAAAATAATATAGAAAGTCTACTCGAAAAGATAAAAGAACTATACAGAGAAGCGCAAAAGACAAAAGATGAAAAAGAGAAAAGAAGAATAGAACAAGAACTTAACGATTTATTAAATGATAAAACATATGAAATAGAGACAAAGTATTTGAATAGAATATTAGAGAAAGACCAACAAGATACGGAAGTAAAAGGTGTTAACCAGCCATTAAAAATTAACGGTATGCACAACAGTAAATTAACTAAAATATTGTATACATACTTAGAAGAAGATTATAATAATGCAATCAATAAAGAGAATTTTTATAAATCAGTCAAGAAGAAATTTATAAATGCCATAAATAATAGAGTAAATGTAAAACAGAAAAATATAAAAGAGAGTAATACACTTAATTCTATTTATAATTTATTAGTAAAACATTTCCAAAATAGAGAAGAAGTAAAAGAAATAATAAATTCTAATAAAGACACAATTAAAAAAATATTAGGAATAATTAACGAAGTAAATAGTAAAGACATATTTGAATTTATTAAACAGTATGATTTCATAAAACAATTAGTAGGTTATGGTGCTGTAACAGATCCAATCTTTGATGCATTACGAGGCACTAATATAGGTAAACAATTAACATTAAGACCAGACTGGGATATAGTAAACAACTATAAGAAAGAAATAGATATTGCGGAAACATTATTATTATCATTTAGTGAAGAAGAGCGTGGTCATAAATTTAAGATAGACAATGATCGTAAAAAATTAGAAGAAGAATTTTTATTAGAAATAGTAGAAGAAGTATATAAAGTTACAAATAATAAAAAACTACAAGATTCTGATAGACATATAAATGCATCTGAGAAGGAAGAACGATATAACGAAGTAATAGATCTAATAAATAACATATATAACAGTTATCATAACAACAAAGAGAATTTAAAAAAGTCAGTATTAGATTATATGAATTATATAATAAAAGAATATAATACAAATAATGGGACAGGAATAAACACATTAGAAGATATAAATTTACAAAATTATAAATCATTTAACGAACTAATGCAAGACATTGAATTCCTGTTATCAGTTAATTTGCCAGAAGATTCAAACACAAATGAAACCTATATTTACACTAAGGTAAGAGAAAAATTTAACAATGAAGAATATGGAAAGAGATTCAAGTTAGGATTACACGAAGTAGTAATAGACAAGGCAACGGCTGATAAGTTAGGATTAAAGGTAGGTGACTGGGCATATCAATTAGTTATACCTACACTTAACCAGTTCTCTACAATAGGTGTAAAGATAGTAGGAATAGTAGATGGAAAAACTGAAACAGGATTTATCATAGGTAGTAGTGATTACTTATTAGTAGAAGGTAGAGACTACGATATAGATGTTATTACATTGATACCATATAGAAAAAGTGACAAGGTAACAAAAGAAGAATGGACAAAGGCACTAATAGAATTGAATAACAGCACTCACGATATGATGATAGATGTTATACAAAAGGCTTTAACTAAGTTAAATAGAAGTGAAAAGATTGAAACATTGACACAGGCATTTGATTATTATACTGATAGTGATTTCCAATTAGAAGTGTTACAGAAGAGATTTGGTAAAGGTGAACAAAGTGGTCGTGAGAATATAAATCATTATTTGAACGCTCCAGGCTTTTCTGCATTATCATTGAATACACCTATGTATTACACAAAAGATGTAGGTCATACAATTACATTAAAAGAAATAATAAATATAGTTAAACAGTTAGATATAACCGTATATAATGGTAACGGTAAAATCAATTTATCTGGGATATTAGAAGAAGATTTGTATTATTATATGTTTGAGATAGGATTGATAACACAGGCTGAAGTAGACTTCCCAAATAACACACAAAAACTTGAATTTGAATCACGTAAAGAAATAATAAGAGAAAGATTATTTGGAGAAAATAATACAAGAAATTTAGGTTATCTTGCATTACTTAACTTTATTTCGCAAGTAACTAATCTCACACGATGGGTAACTAACTATAAAATTTCTAATGATAAGAGAATAAATATATTAGCCAATTTGATATCGGTTCATGATAAATTAAAAGAACTAAAAACAAAAGGTTATACTAACATAGCCTATGGTGATGGAATATTTACATTACAACTTGGAGAAAATAAAAAAATAGATGATTATCCTTTATTCAGTTATATTGCAAACTTAGATTTAGATACTTTATTAGGATATTATAAAGAATTAAAAACAACTAATAATGAGATAAATTATTTTAGACAAACATATCATTTAGCATTTGCAGAAAGTTTTAATGATAATATCGAAAGAGATTTTAATGGACTACTAAAAGAACAAGGTAAAAGTGAATATTTAAATCTTACTAATAGTGAAAAATTCGGAGTATTAAATGAATTATATAAAAATAGAAAAAGAGATGATAATACTAAATTTTTCACACAGGATTATCTGATCATTTACGAAGCAATGAAACTACTCATAAATGATATATCAGAAGAATATAGAAATTATTTAAAAACAAGTGAAGAATATAGTTCTTCAATATCATTCAGAAACTGGTTATATACATCTTTAGTATGGATATTATACAGTGATGACCACGATTATTTAGAAGGATTTGAATATTTAGATCCATATACTAATAATAAAGTATTCCTAAAAATAAAAGAGATAATAGAAAATATAGACACATATCAACAATATATACAAGTAATTAAAAAGATTAAAACAGACGATACAGGTAATGCAGTAATATTCAATAGACGATTATTTGTAGAAATGATACCAGTAATTAACAGTTCATTATCGGTTGATGTTAAAGAACACAAAATAATAAGGGCATCATTCCCACCACAAACACACTATGCCAAATCACTTTTTGCATTAGATAACTATGTTATTGCCAGGACAACAGTAGGGAGGAATTCTATAGGATTATCGAAGGCTTTATATAATGCTTCGGGACTAAATAATAAGTTCCCACACTTTAATGACTTTCTAAATATAAGTGTTCCATTATCACAGATGAATTATAAGAGCCATCAGGATGAAGTATCAGTATCGTTATTAAAAACATTAGTTACTGGTGAGAATGTAGATTTGCGTAGACTGGCATATTTGATTGCAGGATTATTAGAACCGAAATATGTTAATGATGTATTAGTCAATAGTATATATAGTATACTTTCTAAAAGGGCTACAGAATTAACAACTGATAAGATTAAAGAATATTTACATTCTATTGATGAAACTTTATCAACAATAGAAACATATGATAAATATATAGGATATTATAATAAGATAAAAGATACAATAGAAGAATATTCATTTAGACTATTACAAGATACTGCGGATGAGAATGATAATAGTTTTGAAATGTTTATTACCAATGTTTTATTATGGTATAGATTAAATGTAATAACAAATGATAACTATGAAATTACAATTACAGAAGATAAAGGGAATGAAGAGCCAGTAGAAAAGACTATTCAATTTAGTAAGATAAAAAACTTCATCAGGATGCGAGAATATGAAGAACTAATGAAAGTAGAATTAGACAATAAAGTTATGGCAAGTAATATTCTAAGATACAGTTTAGGCACTACGATATATGGTAAACGATTTGAATATATAATGGAAGACTTATTAACTCCAGGAAAAACACCAAGAATAGAACAGATAAATTTTGGTTTACTATATTTTACAAACTTAATAAACAACTTATCTACGAGTCAGAACTTTGACACATTTGTAAATTCACAAAAGACAGAACATAGGCGTTTATCTATATACGATAGATTAGTAGGTGAAGATATTGCATTATTAGAACGCAAAGTAGGAATGGGATTTAGAAAAGAAAAAATAGGAGATAACGAAGTTCACATTTACACTACCGACAATGAAGAAGGACTTAAAAAACTTAAAGAAGAGTTAAAGAAAGATGAAAATATAATAGAAATATCACAAAATATAAGTGACGAAATTCAGGGAAACACAAAATATGGTTCATTCAATGTAACATTACCAAAACTAAGTAAGGCAGACACAGAAGGTGGTGTAGAAGATACAACTGATACTATAGTCTTATCAGGTTTCAGTTTAGATTTAGGTGGTATTATTACTGAAGAAAACTTGATTAAAGAATTTAGAGATATGATTTTAGAAATAGAAGGCACTAACTTCTTTACAATAAGTAATAGAGAACTATTCAATAAATTATATAAAAATTTTCAAAATAAATATAAAATAACTGATAATGCAGTAAGTCAGGGATTATTTGTTAAATTTATAATTAGTATACATCCATATTTATCTACAGAGTTAGAAAAGAATAAAGAGTTATTTAATATAGCAGAAGCAACTTTTAATTTTGGTGAAGGTATTGCAACAGAAGGAGGATTTTTAGATTACCAGGAACAAGTAAAATATTACAAAGTATTAGAAAGAATAAATGAATTATTATGGCATTGTGGTAAGACACTAAGTTCTAATATAGGAACAAGAGTTTACGCAACCCATACAGTAGAACGATTATTTAGTAACTATATATTATCATACATAAACGATAGACTTTCACCAGCATATTTGATTGCATCACACGAAGTATATGAAAAGAGTAATGTGAGTGTTATAGATTACATAGAAACATTTAATAATTTTGTTACATTGATAGAACCAGAGAATTTATCTAAAGTAATAAGTAATCTACCTTTAATACCTGAGAATATGGCAGGTAGTAAAGTATTATTCAATGATGATAAATTAAAACCAAATTATGATAATTATATTAAAGTAACTGAAAAAGAATCATTAGATAGTAATGTATTAGTAGGTGGTAGTTATCCATTAGTTTTAGTAGATAGTGAAAAGAATATCACGCATTACATTTGGTATAGTAGTAAGAAAAATACCTGGTATTATTTTACTAACAATAATCTCCCAGAAGGTATGATAGTAGATACGGCAATAGGAAAGATAAAACAAATAAATATAAATGAAGTATCTGAAAAACAAGATTTATCAACAAGTTTTTCTAAGAAACTAAAAGAATTACTAAATGAAAAAGGTATAAAAACAGATAACAATTTAAGAATGATATTATATTATTTACAAGACTATGTAGGTGGTGCTGTCAAATTTAATAATACAATGCGAACATTACTATTGAAAAATGTATTTACTGGAATTGTAAACTCTGATTTTGTAAATATAGATGTAAAATTCTTAAACAACCTGGCAAAATTAAGATTATTACAAATAAGACAATCAGGAGAACAAACAACACGTCTTTATCTGGATTTAGTAGAAGAAGGACTAATACATACAGATGTGTTAAAAAAATTCGAAACAAGGTTCTTAGGTAGCACTTCAATACCTACATCTATTCAAGCTGCAATATCAGAAGGTATTACTAAAATACATATCGATTATGGAAGTAGTAGAGATGTATTCTTGCAAAGATTATTATTCAATTTAGCCACAGTTCCTGTATCATTAAATCTACCAAACATTTTTGCAAGAACTGGTTATGATTTTAGTCATTTAGGAATTATACACAATATACTACAAAAATATCATAGTGATAGTAATAACTTAAGTAACACAATAGAAATAATGAATAATTTCAGAAATAAACTAAGTAGTATTATATCTGATAAAAGAAAAGTAGGTGAATTACCAAATGCAAAATTCTATATGTCGTTATTAAAATTTGATAAAGTTGAGAAGGATGCGTTAGCTAATGCATTTGCAAATGTTACTATTAAATTTCGACCTTTAGACGAGAGTAACTCAAAAAGTTTACAATCTAAAAACATATTCAATACTGATACTAACGAAAAAGAAATAAAATCAATTGCGAATTTAATAAAACCTGAAATCAAAACAGTATTATATAACGAAGAGATTAAATTAAGACAAACAGTATACGGAGAACTTAATAGTTTGTTAACACAAGGTAAGATTGACCGTAAGTTAATGGAAGATATGTTGTTGAGTGTAAAATACATATACCGTGCATTAAATGAATTATTGACAGAAGACATAGACGCAACATTCAGGAAATATAATATTCCATTACTTAGTAGTATTTTTAGATTAGAAACTATGCCAACATTAGAGAACAGATTAGTATTGATAGAATTTCTAAAGAGTTTATTTACAATAAACATAGAAGAACAAATAGAAGTATTGAAATATTCTAAATTAGAACATAAAGGTATACTTGGTGTAATGCAAAAAATTAGAACATTCTTTAATAATTATTTACCACTGAACTATGTTTCCAGTGATTTAAGTTTTGGAACAGGTATAGGACGATTAGATTCATATGGTATAGTATTCCCAGATTATTTAGGATATAAGAGTTTATCGGTAAATGAAGTTAATGCATTAGCTGGTGAAGTAGTTAGCCCATATGCAATAAATACTACAACATTGCCAAAAGTGTTTTATGCATTACAAACATCATTAGAGAATATGTTAAATAAACATAAAACAGAAGCACTTAAAATTCAACATAACTACATAGAAGAATACAAGAAAGTTCATAAAGGGATACAAGAAGGTTTGTATTCAGATATATTAAATAACTATGTTTACCAGGTATTAAGTGTAAAGACAATCCCACATCCAAAGGAACAATTTGTAAGAAGTTATACAATAAAATTAGAATATAATCAAAATAACTATTATAAAACATTTAATAACATCCAAGATTTACAAATGTTTTACAGTAAAGTATTAAAAGGTTACAAGTTATTATTTGAAGCCATAGACAAATATAACAATGTTGTTCAGAATAGTATAGCATTAGACATAACAAACGAAGAAACATTAGAAAGATTTAGTTACCAGACAGAAGAAACAATAAATTTACAAAGCACAGTAACATTAGATAGTATATTAAAAGGTTTAAACAGTAAAGAAGATAGTAATGCAACTACACAAGAAAAAGAAAAAGAGAAATATTCATATGCTATACAAGTATTAGTTAATTCTATATTTAAAGAAGTAGGTAGTAGTTATAGAAAGAATAAGACAAATCAACCTTTTCAGAAAACATTATCAGATATGATGTTCTTTTATCATTTCTTAGGTTCAGATAAATTCATATTTACTGAAGACAACCTACCATATCTTACATTAGCATTTAGTGAAGCGGCTACACAGTATGAAAGCTTGTATACACCTATATTATCGGCTAATAATTTTATATACAGGTTAATAACACTTAACAGGTCTGAAAGAACAAAAGATGAAACATTAGAATCGTTATTAGCTGAAGTAATGCATAACTTAAAGAAACTACAAATGAACTATTTAGGTATGGATAAGTTAAGTAATTATAGGCAATCATTTAATATGCGTGAAAATGTAGTATATGATTTAAGATTACTATTGAATAATAAACTAATAGTTCCAGAACATCCAGTAGTTAAGCGTATGATAAACGGTTTAGGAACCGAAGACACATTTGTATCATTGAATTATTTAGTTAATGAAGGTGTAATACAAGGAACTGATGAAACTATATTAGAAAGGGCTATTAACAATTTTAGAAGTAAGGCAGCGCCATACGCAATATATGACCCACAGATTGTATTGAATGTATCTACAAAAGAAATTTATAAGAAACTTGAATATTTATTAAATAATACTATTAACATATTGATGTTCTCGAAAATACAACATTTAAATTTAGATAGAAACAACCATATGAAAAACATAATAGAAGCGCATATATATAAGACACATAAAGAAAGCACATTTGTTATGGATAAGTATTCTGAGAAAGAACTAAATAATGCAGGATTAGAAGGGCAAGAGATAGTATTTTATCTTAAGAAAGTATATTCACATACACACCAAGTAATAATAGACAATGAAATACAAACAATCCCAAGTTCTTATATTAAGAGTGATATACAAAGGGCTATTTTTGTAGGTTATGATGAAAATAAAAGAGTAATGAAGGTAAGGTATGGTAATAATATAAAAGAAGAAGAAATACCAATGGATGATTTAGTAGATGTATATGGTAAGAAAGTATTTACATACAAAGTAGAAACTCCATTACATACTGTTGGTAATGTATTATCCTGGTTTACTACTGGTATGGTGAAGGCATTCTTATCATTCTTGAACTGGGTATCTAACATAACAGCGAATCTGATAACAAGTGGTATTCATCTAACGACAGCGTTTTTAATTAGAAAGAAAAACCCGAATGTAATAAAAACAGCTGCAATAGAAAGTATACTGCAAATGCCAATAAACAAAGTATTAGATACTGAGACATTGGAAACACAACAAATAAATTTATTCTATAATTTTATAGCAAACAAAGATGTAAACAAAGAGTTTAAGTTAAAAGACTTAATAAAATTATATATGAGTAATATAATACTACCAGGCTCTGTATCTTCTAATACATATAAACAACTATTATGGAATGAAATGAAAGCAAGATTACAGAGAAAGAGATACATCCAGATATCGGCTGGTGAAAAGACAGTAAGAAACGAGATATCAAAAACATTTATTTATAATGCATATGATTATTATCATATACAAGGTGAAGAGAATTACAGATATGCGATGATAGTAGGTGAAGCAATGGGAAATTTAGTGTTAGGTAATTACCAGCGTTCAGGACAAGCTGCATTCAGTTCTAAAGACCATACTAAGTTTTTAACATTATTGAAATCGTATACGTTTAAAACAACTGCATACCAATTAACTTTAATAAAGAACATAAGAAAAGAATATAAAAATGCAAGTAAAGTGAGAAAAATTACAAGTGACATAAGAACAGGTATTGAAAAGAATGAATTATTAAATGCAATACTTGAAGGTAAAGAAGATAATAAGTTAAAACAATTACAGAATATGGAAAATATATTGAATATAATTGAAAAAGAATTAGGCAAAGCCAAATTGCCAAAAGATTTTATTAAACAATTAATAATATTGATGATAGCTTCCTTAATAGAATATTATATATTAGGAAGAATATCAACACCATTATTTAACTTAACAATAATGACAGGTAGAGTATTATTATTCACATTACTTTCTATTGACCAGGAAGAATTAGATAAACAAGAAGAAAGACTTAAAACACAGTTATTATATTACATAATGCCTATTTCGATATCACCATTATTTAATGCATTTTATTCTTATTACGATGAGAAGAATCCTTCAACATTGAATTTGGAAAGGACTATATTGAATAACTATATGCGTGCTTTCAATTTGCATTATCTAAGTAGTCATTTAGATCCTATGGCAGGCACTTATAGAAGTTCAAGAACAAGAATAAATAGTATACTAAGAGATAGTTTTGGATTTATTCCACCAGCTGATACTTATAATAACATAGTGAGAAATTATCGTGAAGGTGTTGCATTATATTTATTCGATACTTTCTTATCAGAACCATTACAAGAATATTTAGAAGTATATTTATCAATGAGAAGGTAATATGAATCAGCAAGAATACAAAAAACAGTTAGAACAAATATTTTTAGATAATACTGATATAGACAATTTAGGAATAGTTAAGTGGGCTAAATATACATTCCCTGATTATATCACAAACGAAGTAGCCAATTATCAGAAACAAATCTATTACGAGATATTAAAGTTATTTGATCCATTGTATAAGAATAGATATGAAAGATTATTAGAATTCATAGTATTTCGTGGTGGTGGTAAATCTACCATCACGAACTTTATCATACCTTGTTATCTAATAACATTTAACAAGAAAACTTTTAAGATTAAAATTGACAATGAGATTAAAGAATGTAAGATAGACGAAGGACTTATAGTGATAGTATCTAAGACTTATACATCGGCACAGGAATTTACACAGCGTATTAGAGATGAATTTACTACTAACAAGATACTTAGGATATTCAATAACGGTAAAGTAGAAGAAGCCTTAGATGATATTACAGGTGAGTGGACTAAGTCAGCGTTTAAGATTAACGGAATATATGTATTAGCGGTAGGGACAGGGCAACAGATTCGTGGTAAAGTTAAAGGTGCATCCAGACCTACTACGATTATATTTGACGATATATATTCAGAAGAGAATGTCAAGACAAAAGAGACACGACAGAACATTAGGAACTGGTTTAAGAATGCGGCTATGAATACGATAGATGATATCAAAGGTAAAGCCATAGTAGTAGGAACAATAGTTCACGAAGATACTATTATCGTAGACTTAGAACACAATGAACAGTGGAAAACTATTAAGATGCCTTTGATGGAATTAGAAACTTATGAATGGTTCCTTAAAAATCATATGGTATATGATGAAATAAGGAACTGTTATTATATTAAATACTATGAAATCGAAGACAGGAAAGAGAGAATATTAAAAGCCCGTGAATACTATAAGAAAGTTCAAGAAGAAATGAAGAATAGATTAGCCTGGTCAGATAGATTAGACTTGTATAGTATTGCATTAAAGACACAGGAAGCTTCGTTAGATAATGCATTATCATCTATATACCAGGAATACTTTCATATAACAATTTCAGAAAACGAGAAAACATTTAGAAGAGAATATTTTAGAAAAATAGAAGGTAGATTTTTCATAGAGAACAATCATACATATTTTGAAACTAACGGTCAAGTATATCCTATAAATGTAGAGATAGGAGTTGATATTGCAGCAGGATTACAGACATCAGATGATACAGCGATTGCAATAGTAGGTAAACTAAGTGACAATAGAATAATTATATTAGATATAATAGCAGGTAAATTTGGAATTAGAGATATAATAAGAAATTATGATAAAGCTGATAGATATAGAAAAATAGTAGTAGACAGAAATTATATAACAAAAGTTGGATATGTAGATGAAATAATAAGACTTTCTTTGCATTATCATCCGAGTAAAATTAAGATAGGTATAGGTGGTAGTGAAATTGCAATAGTAAATGAAATGCGTAGGATACTAACAGAGAACTCTATATTCATACCGATTATTCCATATCAACAAACATCACGACAAGGTTCCAAAGAAGAGCGTATCAAAAATATCTTATTACAATTCTATGAAACAAAAATGATATATCATTATAAACCTTTCGAAACATTAGAATATCAATTAGAGTGGTTAGGTAAAACAAAGAATGATGATATTGCAGATGCTGTAGCTAATGCAGTATACCAATTAAGTGAACCATATCATTTATATTCACAAAATAAAAATAATTATGAAGATTATTATACCCCCTTATTAGAAGATTATGATTGGCGTTTGAACTAATAGTTGGAAAAGAATTTTGCGTCCCTTCGACATTGGTTCAAAGCGGGCTATTATAATTTTTAATATTAGACAATAATTATGTAAATTATAACTTATGAACCCCAGAATATATTTTAGGGAATTATATAATTTAAATCCCCAGAAATTATTTTAAGAATAAAAATAAGGAGAAATTTAAAAAATGAATTATGAAGAAATAACAAAAAAAATGGTAACAAGGATTGGTGGTGCTGATATAAGCACTATAATGGGAACTAATCCTTATGAGACATTAGACGATTTATATTTGAAATTAATTGGTGTCAAGAAGATTGAACCTAATAAGTATATGGAAATAGGTTTATTATTTGAAGAAACAATAGCTAAACATTACCAGCAACAATATGGTGGTGAATTAGTAAAAGCTGATAAGAAAGCTCATCCAGTGTATCCTTTTATGGTTGGTTCTGCTGACTACTTTATTGACGATGATATACTGGAAATTAAAACAACAAGTAAAAGATTAAGTAAAACATTAAATGATAATTATTATTATCAAGTAATGCATTACCTGGATGTGTATAATAAATATAAAGGTATTGTTTACATATTCAGTTTTACAGATTTAGAATTTAAAAGATTTGAAGTGTTAAAAAACGATTTAATAATAAAAGAGAAAAATGATAAAGTATTAGAATTTGTAGAAAAATATTTTAGCCCCCAGAAGGAATTATCAGATTATAATAAAATTGTAAATGATAATAATATAGAAATACCATTTTAATAACTAAATAGGAGAAAAAAATGTTATCAGTCTTTGCAATCAAATTGAATGAAGTATTCGAGAAATTAGAAGAATACGGACATTCAGAAGTTAAAGAGTATAAAAATTTATACAAGAACAACTTAAAATTTTATTTATTGTTAAATATGATAATAGATAATATTAAGTTTGATAATGAAAAACAACGAACAGAATATTTAAAGGAAATGTATCCTAAGTTGAAATTAGATGAAATAAAATTTCTTAATGAACTTGGAATTAATTCATTACACTACAGATTAAAATTATGGTTTTATAAATAAATAAACAAGGAGTTAATATGAAATATCAAATAATTAAGGAAGCTCTAAAGAATACTACAAAAAGTTTTGATGTAGATATTCTAATTGATTGCGTTAAATTTATATTGAATTATAATATTGAAGAAGATACAAAAGATAATGCAATCAAATTGTTAATACATAAATATAATACAAAAGAATTAAAAATATTTAAGAAACAAATAAGTTAAGGAGATAATAATATGAAAAAGAAAAATTTATATGAACTTGAAAAAGAATATCTATTAAAAGAGTTTCCTGAAATATGGAAAGTAAATACGAACGAAGACTATAGAAATATGGTCTTCGAATATATAGACGAAATACAAGTAGTCTATTATTATAATGCGTTACAATTGTTTAACCTTGAAGACTTTGATGTTGATAATGCATTATATTTAGCAAGTGAATATGGAATAGAGACAAAAGATTTGAGTTTAGAGTTGTTAGCTACCTTAGAACTTCAAGAGAAGTTAAAGTTATGGGCAGTATCTATAGAACCAAATAATATTATTAACCAAACACAAGGAGTTAGAGAATAATATGAAAGCATTTAAAGAAGTATTGGAATGGGCAGAAGACAAAGGTCTTCTATCCAGTGACACAGAAAGTATCTACCGTCAAGCAATTAAATTGTTTGAAGAGTATATGGAATATTTGGATTTATATGATGAAGATAGCATAGGTGATATGGCGGTAGTTACAATCATACTGTATTATAAAATGACTGGGAAAGTAATTCCATTAAAAACAATATGTTATTCGCCTAATATGGACTACTTAATATTTACAATAGTAAAGAATATAGGTTACAATAACATAATAGTTATAGATAGTTTAGAAAAACTGTTGTGTGTATTAGAAAAAATATGTAACGACAGAAATACTGTTCTACAAAATGTAATTAATGAAGTTTTTGCGGTAATAAGAAACCGTGAAGGAAAATTAATTAACGGAACATTCGTAAAAGAAGGAGATTGAACTATGAATTTCGAACAATTCCGTGATGTATATGAAGAATGTCTTCATATGATAAGTCTATCCAAACAAATTAAAAAAATAACTAAAGATAGTCGGTTAAGCACAAAGCTATTTGCATTAGATTTAAAAAATGTAAAAAGAATTTTAGAGAAAATGCTAAAAGATATCAATGAAACATTAAAAAAAGATATCGCAGAACTTGAAAAAGAAGAAAAAAGATTATCAAAATTAATTAACAAAAGGTGAATAAAATGGTAAAAGAAAAATTAAGTAAATTAAAAAACAGTAAGTTAATATTCGAACATCTTTACAATAATTTAAATATGCCAACTGAAGAAGCAGATTATCTATTTGAAAATATCAAACTGGATGATTATATTTACAAAGCAGGTTTATTACCTTGCGTAAGCGATAATGCAAGAAATAAAAGTATATTCAAGTTAATAAATATTAACAAAGAGATAAGTCTTTGCCAGGCATTGTTACACTGGGAAGGCTTAAAAAAAGAAACTTTGCAATCATTATATCACAAATGTAAATATCCATACACAAGAGATACAATAATAAACCAATTAAATAATTTATAAGGAGTTAAAATGTATACAAAAATCTTAGTTATCGGTCAGAGTGGTAGTGGAAAGTCTACTTCACTTAGAAATTTTAATAAAGGAGAAGTTAAAGATACTTTTCTTATCAATGTTCTTGGCAAACCTTTACCTTTCAAAGGTGCCAAAAAACAATTTCCTACAGTGCGTGATGTAGAGAATAAAGAAGATGTAAGACAAGTTATAACACGCAGTAAAGATGAAATGATAAAAATATTGAAATGGTGTAATAGTATTGAAGCAATTAAAAATATTGTAATAGACGATTATGTTTATATCACAAGTTTAGATATGTTATCTCGTTCAGATGAAAAAGGCTTCGACAAATTCACGGACTTTGCCAAAAATATGATTGAGCCTTTAATGTTAGAACTAAGAGAAGATATAACATTAATCGTTATGACACACCCAGATTTTGATATTATTGATGGGAAAAGATTTATTAAACCAAAAACATTATCTAAGTTCGTAGATGAAAAAGTAGTGTTCGAAGGAATGTTTACATTCGTTTTCGAATCTATGGTTAAGGATGATGGTAATGGAATTAAATATATGTTTCTTACTAACTCGACCAATGAGTGTCATATAGCTAAAACACCTATGGGCTATTTTGAAGAGTTATATATAGACAATGATTTGTCAAATATAGTAGAATATATTCGTAAAGAAAATTAATTAATATTTAATAATAATAATATAAGGAATATCAAAATGGAAGTAGTATTAAGAAATTCATTTAACAATTATGAATATAATGAAAATGGAATTAAAATTTATAATGTTAAAGTAAAAAGCGTTGAAATAGAAGGTGAAAATGCTAAAATTGTAGTATATCGAGATAATGCAGAATATACTAAAACATTTGTATTAAATCTAAAGTATACTGAGAAAGGTCTACAAATAAAGACAAAAAGATTTCTTTGTAATTTAAAACTTGAAAAGATCAATGTGAATGACAAAACTTTACTCGTAGAATACGATTGGAAAAAATTGATAGGTAAAGAGTTTAAATGTCTGGCATACACATACAATGAGAAAGGTTATACTTCAATATTCACATTAATTCCGACTGACACACCAATAGATAAATTATTAGAACAATTCTATAATTCAAGAACAAAGGTATATAGTAATAAGGTTGAAAAACCTATTACTGAACCTTACAACGAAAATACAAAAGAAGAAGACATACCTTTCTAAACCAAATAGGTGGTTAAAATGTTATACGAAATAGTATCTAACTTAAGTCAGAGGCTGGACTATGTTCAGCCTTCTGATATCTCTAAAAAAATAATGCAAGCTCGGAAATATGGAACCGAGCTATATCGCAGTATGTTTGCATTTGATAAAGATATTTTAATATACACTCAAGCTAAAGGAACAAATAGTGGATATCAAGGTGTAAAGTATCTGGATAGTATTATATTTGATATTGATAATCCGGATATAAACTTAATAAAAGAGTTTGTAAATAAACTTGAAGAGTATGACCTTAATTATACAAAAGATGATATTCGAGTATATTTTTCTGGAAATAAAGGATTTCATATTCAAATACCTAATATATTTGATATAAAGAATAGTAAAACTTTACCAGAAGATATACGAGAAATATTACAGACAGAATTTAAAAATTTTAATTTTGATAATCTATATTATCAGAACGCATTAATTAGACTACCAAATACAATTAACAAAAAAAGTGGATTGTATAAGATATTCATTAATGATATATATGAATATGATAATATAGAAGAAATCAAAAAGATCGCCGTGAAAGATAATATGGGAGTTCCAAAACCGTTTAGAAAAATTACAAATAAAATAATGGTTGAAGTGAAGAAAAAGAATGTAAAAGTAGAGATTGTAAATACTGATGATTACATTCACGGTGATAAACATATCTGTATGCAGCGGCTATATAACAGTGATCCACAACCAGGATATCGACATAAATATTTACTCATATTAGGTAGTACTTATCTTTTAGCTGGGCTACCTAAAGAGCAAGTAAGAAAGATGATGTATGATTGGATATCGAAGAACAAAGAAGGTTTTAGTGATGAAGAATTTGAAAGGATATATAATGATATAATAAAACATCGTTACGCTTATGGCTGTGATCATCCAATAAAAAAGTCATTATGTAGTAATAAGTGTTACTACTTTGGTATCAAAGGTGAGAATAGTGAAGTAGAGACAATGCAATCATTAGTAGCTAAATTAAAAGAATTTAGTAATATGGACTATATTGACTTTGGATATTTCTATTCTAATACAACATTCAAAATATATCCACAGGAATTAGTTATATTATTAGGTGATACTGGTAGTAACAAATCTACACTAATGCAAAACTTAGTAGTTAATCTTCCAAATATCAAAATATTATATATTAATACTGAAATGGGAGAGTCATTACTACTAAGAAGATTCCTACAAATAAAACACGGACTAACAAAAGATGATTTTAATAACTTAGAAAATATAGAACACTATGCAAGAGATTTAGAAAATATATTTACAATCAACGGTAAGATTAGCCTAATGCATTTAGAAAGTGTGATAATTCAACATCAACCACAATTAATCGTAGTTGATGTATTGGAAGACTTATTTGATGCTAAGCGTGATTTAATTCAATCAGCTCAAAACACAGCATCAGCACTTAAACAGTTAGCTATTAAATATAACTTATACTTATTAGCTGTTCACCATATCAATAAAAATAGTAGTAAAGGTGAATTAACTGTTCATAGTGGTAAAGGTAGTTCCGCTATAGAACAAAAGGCTGATAAAGTATTGGGAATAAAAGTAAATGATGATAATAGGTTCAGAACTCTTAAGTCTCTAAAGGCAAGAGATGAAGAACCTTTCGAAACAATATTAGAATTTAATTCACAAACATTTCAATTAACTAAAATATAGGAGAACATCAATATGGACTTGTTAGTATTTGTAGACAAAAATAGTAATGTAATTGATGTATTAGATTATTATAAAGAAATACCAGAATTTATTAAAGAAAATACACCAATTGGGAAGAAAGTAGCGTTACTGAATTGGTTATATAGAATATTATTAAAAGGAACTATAAATGTATTAACTGGAGTTCCTAAAGATATGGAATTACATAAAGGAGAGATGCGATACACAAAGAGTATGCGTGATTGTTACACTGACGCTTATGTTTATGGAAATGATGATAAGAAATTTAAATATGATAAAATATATTTAATCTATGACCATACATTAAGAAGTAATGGGCAAAGACATTATAAAAGATATTTAAAGAACATATTTTCAAATATTGATAGTTTTGTTGTTACTAATGTGAAGAATAATAAAGAATATACAATAATTGAATACGATAGGAGATAAAGTGAAAACAATAGGAATAGATCCAGGTATTAATGGTGCTGTTTGCATTATCCAAAATGATAACTATAAGTTTATCAAAACAATTCCTGAAAAACTTAAAGAAATATATGACGAGATAATACAAGCAGATATCATTGCCATAGAAAATGTTCACGCATATCCTGAACAAGGAAGTGTGTCAACATTTAATTTCGGTTATAACTATGGTATGTTAAAAGGATTGTTATACTTGTCTGGAAAAGACTTTTATTCTATTGAACCAAGAGTATGGCAATCATATTATAAACTACCAAAAGTTAAGAATTATAATGAAAGGAAAAAACAACTGTATGAAGAAGCTAAGAAATACTTTCCTTTCGTAAGCAAGAACGAAGCAGATGCACTACTTATTGCTAACTACATAGGAGTTAAATATGGAAATATATGACATAATACTAACACCTAAGACAGATTATATCTTTCTAAAATTAGAAGAACAAATAAAAAAATTTAAAGAATTATTTCCTGAGGAAACAGAAAATGTAGAACAGAAAGTAAAATTATTAATGACAATAAGTATAATGGCATCTAATAACAAACTTGTATTTCTTAAGTTAAAAAAGAAATTCAAATTATTAGTGAGAAAAGTTCAGAATATTGAACTTAATAAAAAAATAATAATCACGGAAGAGTTTGTACCATTCTCTTTTAGTAATTTAGAAGTAATAAAAATGGTAGGTTTTAAAATGGATATATCTGAAAACATCTATCTAAAAGATACTTTCAAATTAAATGAGTATTTAGATAAGATGTATAATGCAAAAATAATTATTAAACAAAGAAACATCAGTCAATTAAATTTAGGAGGACAAAATGAGAGCATTACTAATTAACAGACCAGTAAAATTTATTGGTGAACCTTCAGATTATGAACTTGATATTGATAATGTTATAAAAGGTTATAATACTTTAGAAGAAGAATATTATGCAAAACTATTAATGCAAGGAATAGAACCTGCTGAAATAGAAAGAAAAGTAAAAATACCTAATGAAGTAGCTGAAGTATTCTTTAAAGAAGAACCTGTAAGAATATATGATGGAACTATTTATAAATACAATGACTTTTATATAGTAGAAACAAAAGAAGGTAGAGAAGTATTTGTAGATATTGATAGTAAATTATTGCGTCAAAATTATCAAGACTTCCAAAGAACAAATATTAAGTATCTAATATATATTCCTAATGAAGATACTATATATGAATATTAACAATATGGAGGAATAAACTTTATTTATCCTTGTCTGTGCATTACAAAAATTCATCTCCCTTAATGCACGACAAGGTTTTTTTGTATTCAATCAATAATTTTATAAATTAAATTATAGGAGCTTAAAATGAATTTAGCAATTATCCAAAATGAATTAGAACAATTAGTAAATGAAAAATATAATGCAGTATTAAATGAAACACAAAAAATAACAAAGATAGAAGATAGTATTACTGTAACAACTACAAACAATTATCTTAGTTTATTAAAAGAAATAATAAATAAATTAGAAGTCAGTAGAAAAGAAAAGGTAGAACCATACAATAAGACAGTAAAAGATATAAACAATTTATATAAAAAGTATACTGAAGGGATGGAGAGAGAAATAAAAAGATTGAAAGATCTACTACAAGAATATATGAACGCTGAAAGAGAAAGAATAAAGAGAGAAGAGAAAGAAAGATTAGGATTACCAGCGAATGTTGATATAGTAACAGACAACTTAAAGATAAATGGAGTAAGGACTATGCGTGTAAAGAAATGGCGTGTAATAGATATTACTAAGATTCCTTTGGAATATCTTACAGTTGATAAAGAAAAAGTAGATTCTGTAAGGAAATACTATGATTTTAATGCAAATAGTTCTATTCCTGGAATAGAATTCTATTACGAAGAAGTAGTTAAAACAAGTTAAAGGAATAAAAAAGATGGAAGATATTAACAAAAAATTCTTATCGCTTATAGGTAATAAATGGGAAGGTATCAACAGAAAGCTTAAGAATCAAAAGTTCTTAGAACTAAAAGACGAGTATTATAACTTAGTATTATCAGAAATAAAATTACTACAAGATTTTATAGAATATTTAAGGAGCAAATAAAATGGAAGTAAAGTTAATGCATATAACTCCGCTCCACATAACTATAAAAGCAATCAGAAGATGCTGGGATAGTGAAGATAGGAGTGACAATTTAGGTGAGAAAGATAAGGAATTATTACGGAAGATAATAGACAAACATCACGAGTCTACGATTGAGCATATAGTAATGCATTACGATATTCAAGATATTAGTCGTGGATGCTTACAGGAATTAGCAAGACATAGGATAGCATCATATTCAGTTAAGTCTACAAGGTATACAATAAACAAGGATTTAAAAGAAGAAAAAGAGTTCTTAACATTAAAACCTTTTGGACTAACTGAAGATGCTATTGAACGGGCTAAGAAATACATAGTAATACAACCTGAATTAGTTACATACCAAGTAATGCAGCTACAAGTCTTATGGAATGCATTACAAACAGGATGTAAAAATGATAAACTAAAATACTTAATACCTGAAAGTTATAAAACTTCTTTAATAATGTCTATAAATGCAAGGAGTTTTAGAAACTTTTATAGGTTAAGAACAGATGCATCAGCGCACTACGAGATAAGAGAATTAGCCCATAAGATGTTGGATGAAATTCCAACATTGTATAGGGAAACTGTATTCTACGATTTACTGTGATGTTTAGCATTATTAGTTAATATTTATTTAATATAACAAAGTGACAAAAATCACAATATAAAGAAATAAAACATACATAGTAGAAAATGATAGAGAAAATAAAACAAAAGTATAAACCTGCGGAAACATTCGATGATATAATTTAGAGCTAAACAATAAAGTTACGATAAATAAAGTTTCCAAGTTTACATAATGTGCTTTCGATTTAAGGCACCTAACAAGCCCTACAATGCATTTTTATTTGTTAGGTATGTAAATATACCAACTAAGTATAAAAATGCAACAGAGCGCACGATAGGTGCCTTAAAATTAAAATTAGAAATACAGTCGAACTCAAACAAAAAATGGAGAACAAAATGGATGTATTAGAAGTATTCAAAAGTGTCTGGATAAAACTCACAGACGAGTATACAGAAGTGAATAACATAAAGGACGATGAAGTATATAAGTTAAATGATTTTCTCAAATACTGTAGAGAAAGATTGAATAATGCATTTGAATTTTATTTCGAAGATGCATTAGGAGTGTTCGAAGATACATATATGGCTGAGACATATGAAAAGATGGTAATGCAAATGAAGGAAATAATCATACGGGAATTTATAGTTTATATTAGAGTACAATATTAACATTAAAAAAATTAACATTGTAAGTTTACATAATATGGTCTTCGTTTGAGGCCTCTAACAGCGTTTATACGGCGTTTTTATTTCGAGGTGGTATAAACTATCAACCTTGATATAAAAATCGATTGTAGCGTTTATTAGAGGCTTTAAAACGAAAGTTATAATTATGGTTCAAGTAATTATAATTTATAGCTCCCAGAGAAGGTATGTTAAGTGCATTTTAGCCCCCAGAAATTATTGTAAGACCTATCTAATAACCTACCGAATTACCTTTCTAATATACCCTAATAGATAAAAGTCCCTATTGCATTGCCTACCTGAATAATGCAATAGGGAGAAAAAAATATTTAACAAATAAGATAAAGGTAAAAAAAATGGGAAATATTAACAAAAAAGTAGAAAATTTATTAATCGATAACATTATGGGAAAACATATTTCCAAAAAAAAAGTTAAAAAAATAATAATCAATTATACAAAAAACTTTTCAACAAGATATCCAAGTCCTGTTGAAATTACAAGCTTATTATGTCCCAGTTGGCAGAATAAAATGTTAGTCAATATTCTATTAAATTGTAACCATATTTATGTTGAAATCTTTGCTATTGAAATAATCAAATATTACGGTGAAAACACTATATATGTTATTGAAATTTTAGAGAACATAGAATATGTAGATATAAAAATAAAAGCAAAAAGTATTGCACAAATCCTTAGGTTGTTGTTATATAGAAAAGCAGACTATGATTTGATAGAATATTATTATAAAAATAAACCTTTTAATACTGTACTTGGAAAGCAAATTCTACTAATTGCAAAATTAAGTAGATATGCATGAGATCAATACCACTACCGTATAATCTTAGCCAAATGGCGTATTGAAATACGGTAGTTGTTTTTTTTTTGCATTACACATATATTATTATTACTACTCTTATATTACTTGTAATATTATTACAAATAATAACTTATACTACAAGTAATGCATAACATAACTATATATCTCTACACTATTATTACACTATTACTATTACACTATTATTATACTATTTTTTTTTATTATATAATTACTTAAACATATAGATAATGCATAAGATTATTACTACTATTGCATTACTATTATAATATTATAATATTATATTATTATATTATTATATTATATTATATTATTATATTATATTATTATATTATATTATATTATATTATTATTATATATTATATTATTATAATATTATAATACGTTATTATAATATTACCTGTATTATTATAATCATTATATTAACTGCATATAATACTATGTAATTATTATAATACTCATAATTATTATTATAATTTTTATCATAATAAATATTTAAATAATTATTATTATAATAATTATTATTATAGTAATTATAATTATAATTATAATCATAATAATAATACTTAATATTATGCATTATTTATATTATGTCTCTTATTATATTTTATATTATTACTACTGTAATTATTTAATATTTATAATATGTTATCTTATGCATTATCTATATTATCTATCTTATTATAATTGTAATTATATTAGTAATTATAATCGTAATAATGTAATCATAATGTTGTAATTAGAAATGTAATAAGAAATGTAATTATAATTGTAATTATAATCGTAAGTGTAGTATGTATATTATAGCCCCCAGAGTGTTTTGTAAGAGATAAGTAAATATTTAACTAATTATAAGGAGAAAAAAATGAAACAGTACATTTATTCAGCTTTAATTTGTAGTATATTATTTACAACCCCATTGTTCTTATTGTTTTATTGGGTTGAAAAAAAATTAAATTTAAATAAAAAAAATGAAATTTTTTATACTTATGCAATATCTGTAATTGTATTCGCTATTATATTTTTGTATACTTTGGCTAACAAGATCACCTACATAGGTGATTTCCTAACACTACCATAACGGTAGTGTTATTTTTTTTTAAACCAGCATATGTTCAATAAAAAAAATAAATGTATATATATTATTTTTTTTCCTGCGGCGTTTGACGCTGTAAAATATTGATTAGGTAAAATATTAGTTGCCCGTGTGCGTATGTTTACCAGGTGCGTGCTGGCTGTCACAAGGATTTAATAAGTTTTTAATATTGAGTTTACAAAAATTTAATCAAAAAAAATAAAAAAAAATTTTTTTTTTTTGATTTCTTGTATTATATTACAAATGTAAATTTGATTTTTTCAAATTTACATTAAACAACTAATAATTAAAAAAAAAATTTAAAGGAGTGTAATTATGCAAACAAAAAACAATCAAACAGCAATTGCAAAAAATCTTTTTGATTTATTGAATCAGAAAGTCAAAAAAGTAAACAAAAAAAGCACTTTACAAAAATTAGATGCTAAAGATCTAAAAACAATCGAGCATCTGGAGGTCATGCTGGGAGTTTATGCTGTTGAGAATATTGTAATTTATAAAATTTTTATCAGCGCCGATATCTTGATCAAGGGAGCTTATAAACAATATAATATTATTTCAAATGCTTTATTAAATAAAAATAAAGATAAAAAAGAAAAGATCGCACCAAAGATCAACATCTACAACAATCAAGATAATGGGAAGTTTTACAATACTGTAATTCAATTTGTAAAAAATAAATTAAATGAAAACGATGATTTAAAACCGGGCGAGTATATACTCACGGGATTCAAACTCGGTGATCTGCTGGAGGTTGAGATTTAAAAAAAAGGGCACTATTAAGTGCCTTTTTTTTTTATTTCATTTATTATATTTTATGCTATAAAAATATTTAATTTATTATTTTTATTATACAATATATTATATTATTTTATTATATAAAATATTTATAATAATATATAAAGGGCTGGGGGGGGAACACTAAAACGCCAGAGAACGCCAACCACAGGCTATCCTCC